GCCTGCTCGCGTCCTGGTCTATGCAGGCTCCTACAAGTTCTTCCGCTGCCGCAACTTCAACACGCCTGATCCGGCTGACCGCACCTGGGAGTATCTGGACTTCTCCGGCCTGTCCTGGCCCAACGGCAATACCGGGCTGGCTACGGTTATGGCCGACCCGCACAACAATGACGCCGTGCTGTTCTGGGGCAACCACGCGGTAGGTATCTCAGAAGACTTCTGGATCAACGACACCCCAACAATGGATGTGCTGGCTGCCATTGATGACGGAACCTCTGGTGATTCCATGTCATCCATCTGTGACGCCAGCGTGAACCGCATTGACTGGTTCGGCTGGGCGTCTGATAACCACAGCTACAACGTGGGCGGCAGCGCTGCCCCTAACAATGCTTTCTACTGGACGGATGATCGCTTTGCCAACATTCACCGGGTAGCCCTGCCACAGACAACAGCGGTTGGCGGCGGCAACACTAACGATACTGTAGACATCCCTTGCTCAATTGACATCGGCCACTACAGCACCGCTACCGTCGGCAAAATCTGGCTATCTTGTAAATCACAATCCTCAGACGGCAGCAATGATTACAGCGTAGGGCGGGTACTGCGTTCCGATGATTGGGGGCAGACCTGGACTATCGAGACGGAGGATAACCCGGCATCGATCAACAGCACGCCGTCAGCAGGTCGCCCTCAATCGATCATGCCGCACACGCTGCCCGGTGGCGCGAAAAATAAGAGCTATAAGAACCTCAGCCGGTTCTACTGGTCAAACGTGTTTCGCACGCCGCGCAACACCACTGTCACGCAAAATCCGTCCGGTTTTGGCTGGTCGGGTAATGCGCTGCGGCGTTGGACGATCAACCCCTACAACGGCAAGTATTTCGCGGGGGTCGTCGTCAACAGCACGGCCAAAGGGTTTTTCTACTCCAATGACGGCGGAACCAATATCAGTTACTACCAACCAGTTGATACGCTCTCAAGCATCGGCTGGTGGTGGCCCAATCCCAAGTTCTACATTGTCAGCGGCAATGCCACGAACACCGACAGTCATCGCGTCGTTATGTACACGGTTGATGGCGGCGCGAACTGGACGGACTTCTCCGGCGAGGTGCAAGACGCCGCCGATAACGAAGGGGTTTCGCTGCTCGCCACCAGCATGATCGTCCTGACCGATGATCCGCTGATCGACGAGTTCACCTGCATCACGCAGGTCACGGTGACGGAGTAAGCCTATGGCGACCATCCAGGATGTCCGCGACAAACTGACCCGTACCATCAAGGCAGTCTCCAAGCCGGACGAACTGCGCGGCAGGATTGGCTATATGAGTGGCACGCGGCGGGTGATCGATGTGCCAGGCATCCCCAACAAGGTATATGTCACCCTGGAGGATAACTCGCGTACAACGGTGGTGCAGGCCATTCACGTCTCAAGCGCCCGCACCTGGAATATGCCCGTGATTCTGAAGCGGCTGCCGTCCGGCGAATACTACATCGACAGCCCGGACATTGGTGCAGCACTGGCCGTGATGCAGAACCTAGCGCCGGGCATGTTTGTTCCACCCCACTCGCACCGGTTCGGCCTCGGTCTGCCGGATTATGTCGAAGGCCTGCGCTTTGAACCGTTGGCCCTGAAGCGTGGGCGCGACCAGTCGCTCAGTATTCGTGTCGAACCGGGCAATTACGAGTTGTACGGACGGCAGGTGTACTTTCCCGGTGACGAGATTGATCTGACGCTGTACCAGCCATCCAGCACGGAGCATTGCTGGGTCAAGATCGGCATCGATATTGCCGACAACCAACTGACGGCTGTAGCGGGCGACCCGGTTGATCTGGCGACCCGGCTGCTCGATGAAGACCTGGCGAACCTCGACCTGGGCGTGTACCCGCCGCTGGGCGGCTACGATTTATCGGGCGCAGAAACCAGTATCGGCAGCATCCTCAAGTTCCGTGACTGCCGCAACTGGCTGACGGCTGGCACGCAGAAGTCCGGCGTCTACGGAACCATCGCCAATACCAACAGCGCACGTGCCATCCTGTACCGCAAGGCCAGCGATAACAAGTGGTACACCGCCAGCAACAACACCACCGGCCCGGTGGCCTTTGGCCCAGAACGCGGATTCCTGGTCGCGCCCACCACCGAATCCAACGCCACCGGGATCATCCATACGGGCGGGCTACTCGGCGGATTCACCGGCTTGACCGCTGGCGATCCAGTCTACCTGCACAGCAGCGGCTACACCCAGACCAAACCTACGCCGTCATCCGGTGGCGGGCAGGTGATCCTGCTGAAACTCGGCATCGCCATCACCACCACGACGATCATGGTCACGCCTGGCGCAGCCTACTTCCTGAAGCGGGCCAGCCTCGCCAATGGCGGCACGCTGACTGTCGAACACTACGACGATACTACACCGTATGTGCGCAAAGCCTTCGCCTACGTTGCCGGATCGCCCGATATGCCGAAGGACATCGACGACTGGAACAGTGCGCAGGCCTGCGTCCTCGTCCGCTACGACGACGGGTCAGGCTCCAATGGGTCTACCAAGACCACGTTCAAGAACAATACCGGCTCAACAATCAGCGATCTGGTCGTTGGTGTGGAGCTATCTTAGCAAACCAAGAGGAGAGCTTATGTTTGACGTAACCACCATTCCCATGCAGCGTGATGACACGCAAACGCCGCCGGAAATCACCATCGAGCCGGGCAACCTGTACCCGACCATCATTGCCCGCATTAAAGACTGCCTGGCCGAATACCATCGCCAGGAAGCGGCGGGCGAGATCGACATCGACGGCATCGTGCCGGAACTCGTGACCACGCCGGGGCGCGGCGGCAATGCGCGGGCCAAGATACTGCTGCAAAACGCGCTGGCCCTGCCCGCAAAGGCCTGGGAAGACGCGCTGCGCCCGCGCATGGAATTTCATCCGGTTGAGTACAAGACGCTCAACATGGACGTGATGCGCAGCCTGGGCATCAGCGAGGAAGGGCTGGCCCAGATTCAGGAAGTCAAGGATCGCGGCGATGCCCTCGAAATCGCAATGGGCTGGTTCCTGCACGCGCTGCGCCTGAAGATCGGCTCGTTCGAGCTAAAAATTGGCAGCGGTGCACCGGCGGGTAGTGACCCGTCTGACGTATCACTGCGGCCTTATCGGCTGTAAGGCACACAGCTTAGACGCGCGGCGACTGTACGACTAAACCACCAACATAAAAGGGAGGCCCTATGGCTCAAGGCGACCACGTCATTTACAACGGGTTCAAGGCGAACCTGATGAAGAAGGTCTTCGATCTCGTCAATGACACCTGGAAGATTAGCCTGGTGAACGGCTACACGCCCGATATTGACACTCATGACCAGTGGGGTGACACGGGCGTGTCATCGACGGAGTACGGCACGGGCGGCGGTTATACGGCTGGCGGAAAGACGCTGGCGAACAAGAGCGTGACGCAGGACAACACGAATGACCGCGCCTTGTGGGATGCCGACGATCCTACCTGGACGAGTCTGCTGCTCAGTCCGACTACGCCCAGTCACGCCATCCTCTGGGATGATACGCCGACATCACCGGCAGACCCGTTAGGCTCGTATATTGAGCTTGGCACAACCGCGACGAATGGCGGTGATTACACGCTGCAATTCTCCACGTCGCCGAGCGCGATTCTGAGTCTGACATGACGTACTACGCGGTCTATGAGACCGCCACCGGGCGGCTCGTGTCCCTGGGCGATGTGCTGACTGATCCGCAGCCGCAGGATTTGACGGCAGTGGACATCGGCACGGCTGTCGATCTGCGCAGCCAGATGTGGGACGCTGCGAGCAAGGCGTTTGTGGCCCGACCTGCCCCGGTGTGGATTGACCGATTGGATGATCTCCGCGCCATGACGGGCGTACCCGCGCTATGGAATAGCCTGAGCGCGGCCCAGAAGCTCGTATTGGGCAATGCGATCATCAAACTGCTGGGCGGGGCGCGGTATCGCAAAGCCAGCCAGCCCGTCGAAGTCCAACCGGTGGAGGCATAAATGCCAGTCTTTCCGATGACCTGGGCGGGGCAGTCTAGCAATGTTGGGGCCAACACGGGGGCTTCGCTACCCACATCGATTACGGCAGCGGGCAGCACCAACACCAAAGGCAGTTACACCCAACTGATTGCCTCAACACCGTTCCTGTCGTCGTGGCTGATTGTGCAAGCCATGACCAATACCAATGGCTCGACAATGCTGGGTGATATTGCGATTGGCGGGGCAGGCAGCGAAAAGATCATCGTGCCTGACCTGATGGTGCAGGGGCCACGCGATCTGTTCGCGCTACCGCTCCCAATCTCCGTACCGAAAGGGGTGCGGCTCTCGGCGCGGGTGCAAGCTGCAACTGCCAGCCACGTTTGCTATCTGGAGATCACGCTGCTGGCAGCGCAAGCCGGGATGATCAACTCCGGCGGAATTGTCGATACGTATGGACAGAATACCGCTACCAGCCGGGGAACCAGCATCGATCCGGGTGGTTCGGCAAATACGAAAGGATCGTGGACACAGATCGCCGCTTCCACGACGCGGCGGGCGCGGGGCTTCTTTCTGCTGATTGGCGGACAGGGCAACACCGCCGCGTCGCTCGGTAGCTGGCTGTACGATGTGGCAATTGGCGGATCGGGCAGCGAACAGACCATCGTATCCAATTGGGCGGTTGATGTCCGTGCTGCGGGCAACGTGCATCCGCAGCCGCATTGCAGCCCCTTCTTTCCGATTCCGATTGCATCCGGGGCACGGATCGCGGTGCGCTCACAATCAACTGTGACGGACGCGACGGATCGCCTGCATGACGTTCAAATTGTGGCGGTAGCATGATGAACAACGATTGCCCAATGTGTCAGGGAACGGTTGTCGGCTCACGCGACACCAGCAGCGGATATGAGGTTATTCGCCTGATCTGCCTCAAATGCGGATGGGAGCAGAAAACCCGCAGAGACCTGGCGACATGGCGGGTGATGCAAGAGCAGCGCCGGAATAGCCTGTTTTGGCGGATTGTGAGGAAACTGTGGCGGTAAGTGTCAAATCGAGTGGCAACCAGACTGCGACCATCAATACGGAACACTCGCTCTTGGATACCACCGACGCTGGGGTGTATCAGGGCTTAATTGATTTGACCAACCTGGCCGACGGCGACACGCTGGAAATTCGCGTATACATCAAAGCCAATGCGAGCGCTACGCTGTCGGTGGCTTACATCATCACCCTCAAAGACGCGCAATCCAGCGATGGTCTGGTGCTGATTACGCCGCCTGCCATGAGCGCGGTTGAGTGGAAAATGACACTCAAGCAAACCGCAGGGACGGGCCGCAGCTATCAGTGGGGTGTGTTCACGCCATGACCACCGGACTGTATTTCGACCTGCCGATCCTATTACCCACCTCCTCGCCGCAAACGGTCAGCGTGGGGCTTGGGACGATTGCGGCGGCAGGTCGGACGGCAACGGTGCAGAGTCACGCCACTATCCCGGCAACGGCAGGGGCGATCACCAGTGCTGGGCGGACGGCAACGGTTGTGCCTGGGGCTGTCACTGTGCCAGCCTCGGCGGCTGTTTTGGCAAGCGCCGGACGCGCTGCGACAGTTGCACCAGGTGGAGTTTCAATCGCGGCCTCAGTGGGCCTGCTTGCCAGTGCTGGACGGACAGTGACGGTGCAGGTGGTTACGCGAGTCCCGGTCTCGGCTGGCTTACTGGCAAGCGCAGGGCGCACCGTGACGGTGGTTGTGGGTGGGGTCTCTATTCCGATTAACGCTGCCGCCCTGGCAAGTGCCGGACGCACCGTGTCAGTGGTGGTCGGCGGGGTTTCGATCCCGATCACCGCAGGCCTGCTTGCCAGTGCTGGACGGACAGTCACGGTGCAGGCGATTACCACGATCCCGATCACCGCTGGCCTACTGGCAAGCGCGGGGCGCGCCGTGACAGTTGTCGTCGGTGGGGTCTCTATTCCGGTCTCAGCAGCGATTCTTGCCAGTGCCGGGCGCAGCGCGACGGTTGTTGTGGGTGGGGTCTCAATACCCGTCACGGCGGGCCTGCTGGCGAGTGCTGGTCGCACGGCGACGGTGGTTGTTGGCGGGGTTTCGATCCCGATCTCGGCAGCCATCCTCGCCAGTGCGGGCCGCACGGTTACGGTGCAGGCTGTTGCCACGATCCCGGTCACGGCTGGTTTGCTGGCAAGCGCGGGTCGCATCGTGACAGTTATCCCCGGTGGCGTGACCATTCCCATTAGTGCGGCAGTGCTGGCATCTACCGGGCAGACGGCTTCGGTCTTTATCGGCACATTTATCCATGTCCTGACAGCCGTCCTGGCGAGTGCCGGGCGCACGGCAACAGTTGTACCGGGTGGGGTCTCAATCGCGGCCTCAGCAGGCCTGCTCGCCAGTGCTGGGCGGACGGTCACGGTGCGCGCATCCGCCACCATTCCAATCACGGCTGCCACACTTGCCAGTGCTGGGCGGACGGTCACGGTAACACCGGGCGGGATCGCCGTGCCGGTCTCCACTGCCGTCCTTGCCTCAGCCGGGCGCAGCGCTGCGGTTGTACCGGGGGGTGTCAGTATCCCGATTACGGCTGGTCTGCTTGCCAGCGCCGGGCGGACGGTCACGGTGCGCGCAGGCAACCAGATCGCGGTGCAGCTCGCCACGCTCACGGCTGCCGCCCGCGCTGCCAGTGTGCTGGGGGGCGCGGTAGCAATCCCGATTCAGGTGGGGACGATCCAGATCGCCGGGCGCACGGTAGCTGTTGTTCTGCCGCTGATCGTGCGCGGCTATGCGGTACTGGAACTGCTGGCCCCGGCAACAATGTCACTGGAACTGGTGCAGCCGTCGCGCATTGGACTAGAGCTGGTCGCGCCGAGCGGCATCGGGCTGGAACTGCTCGACCCCGATCCGCTCACGGTTGAGCTGCTCGCGCCCAGTGCAATGTCACTCGAACTGGTCTTATGAGAGGAATCTATGGCAGTTGTAGACCTGTACACATTGGGCGGCGAGACAATTGAAGTGGGCGATTCCCGCGACCTGCGGATTAGTTTCCGGGATCGCAACGGCAGGCTGATCGACCCGTCATCGATAGCGATTACCATCCTGAAGCCGGATGGCGCGGAATCCACCTACGCCCTGTCCGACCTGACGCGCGTGCGGCAGGGGGTCTACACCCTCACGCTAACGTTCACCCAGGCCGATACCTGGCTCGGCAAGGTCGAAGCCACTGGCATCGACAGCAAACAGTTTCGGATCAGCGTCGGGGCGGATCTCGGCGCATAAGAGGAGGCTATTGTGGAGCAAAATCTGTCACTGTATCTCGGTATCGCGGCGATTCTGGCGGTCTTCGCTGCCGCCATCGTAGGGGCATTCACCGTAGGACATAACCGCGCGGCTGCTGTCGCGGCAAAAACAATCCAAGACGCGATGGCAAACCCGCTGTATATGCAGCTTGCGAAGGGCGCGACGGAGAACATCCCGCAGGATACCTTCAAGAAGATCATCGACGCCTTGCAGGCCGGGCAATCCTTCGCCCAGGATGCGCAACTTAAAGCGTTTCTGGCAGTCATGGGCAACTGGGTGAAATCGATTGATCACGACCCGGCCAACGACCCAACCGGGAAGATACCGATCCCCGGCGAAGACCCGATCCCACCGGCTGCACCCGTTGAGCCGCCGTTCAGCGCGGAGCAACTGCGGACGCTCTTGGGCGGCGCGAAGGGCTAAGACGTGGCTGACCTGAACGCCGTCCGGGCGGCGCTCGCGGGAAAGCCGCCTGATACGCCGATCATCGTGGCGATTGAGCTTGAGACCGCCGTCGTGGGTGGGGTCTCTGTCGCGGCGCGTCAGGAGTTTCGGCTGCTGGCGCGTGACCTGTTCCCGGATGCGCAGACCACGCCGCCACCGGCTGCCCAGTCCGATCCTGATACGCCGCGCGTCCTGACCGCCGACGAATCGTTGAACATCCGCGCCGAGCCGGAGTCTGGCAGCGCCAGGCTTGGATCGGTACAGGCCGGGGCATCGGTGCAGGTGATCGGCGATCAACAAAACGGCTATCGCCGGATAGTCCTAGAGGGTTGGGTATTGGATCAACATCTGCGGTAAATCAGCGCTTCGCCCGCTTTGATGTTCGTGGCGACGATGGCTCAGGACGATTTAAGAGTTTGCGGAGCGCTATAGCTGCGCTGCTGTACTGCGCGCCGACTGAATTGATGCCCTGACTCTTCATTAGTTCATCGATCAGGCCGATCAGGATATCGCGCTCGTATTTGGTTTGACGATATATATCCATCAAATCGTAATACGACAAATCCTTCTTTGGAGGCTGCCCATTGGTGAGCGCGAATCCTTGAACGCTGAGATGTCGCCACCAAAAGTCCTCACGGCTTGCGGTATATTCTTCTGTTGTCTCCTCCAGAATGATCATCTGGGGCTTTATGCCAGCATCAAGCATCTCAGCAATATATTTGCGGGTACGATTGCTGCAATTGTCCAGATGTCCCCACCGTCGTGCTTGAGAAATGTGGGTGCTTAAACGAGTCGCCGGATCGACGGCGCGCCCCACATAAAAGGGATTGCCATTGCGCGGATCGACCAGTTGATAAATATAGACGGTTGTATGCTTGTTCATATACTATCCTATGACCCGCGCCGAAGCGCGGGCTGCGATCACTTCCATTCGGGCGGCAGATGGTTACGTCTGAGGTATTGAGCGATGTCTGCTGACTCGTAACCCTCGTCTGCCATTTCAAGGGCGACAACCGCCATTTCACGCAGGACGGCGCGTCCTTGCGATGCAGGGCCTTCTGCGACGATTGCTGCCAGCTTTTCTGGCGGGACGACGGATCGGATCGTCGCATCCAGACCGCGGAATAGATTGACGAAGTGACGCTCGGCTGGTGTGAGCGTGAACGACGTAGACCGTAAACATTGGGCGGTCATGACCGCCCATCCTTCTTCGGTACACTGGCGGCGCGATGCGCTTCCCAACGGGAGCGTGGGGTGTCGCGGTATGGCTGGCTGTTGCGGTACTTGTACTTGTCGGCCTGAGTGGTGGTCACTGACCATTTGGCAAGTAGCAGCGGCGTGGTAGAATACATACAGACCTCCATGAGGTTTAGGGCGCTCACTGCGATGCTTGCGAGGCTGTGGCAGTGAGCGCTTGCGTTTATTTACACCCATTAGCTTACACGAAATCGTGTAATTTGTCAACAAAAAGAAGGGGGAATTCCCCCCTATTCATGCGCCTTCTTGCGTGGTCGTCCCGCTCCTGGATGATAGCTGTCGCTGCTCATCCACTTATCCAGATCGCGGCGGGCGATAACCCACTGACTGCCGATCTTCTCCGCTGGCAGCTTGCCCTTAAGAATCAGCCGCCTTATGGCGGAGGATTCGTATTTGGCGATTTCCGCCGCTTGGACTATGGATAGCATTTCATCCTTCCTTTTGGGCATGATAGCTTCGCTTTGGTTGCCACTGCTCCGGGATGTTGAGCTTTACCTCATACCGCCAGAACGCGCCGAAACACCGCCCGGACTCCAGATCGGCCTCCAGGCCAGCCGCGCCAACCTCAGTCATAAAGGCTTTGTAACTGACGGGTGTGGCATAGATTTCCATCGGAACTTGCGTAGGGATACGCTGCACGTAAAAGATGGGATCGCAGGTGATCGCCAGATCGGGAATACGATCTTGAATGTCGAATATATCAAGCTTTGCCAATTCGCGTCGATCCATACTACCTCCACAGATGAGCCATTCCCGCAGTTTACCCGATCTCGTGTATGCCCGCACAAAAAAAACTGTCGCGGATAAGGTTATGGATGAGGGGACGCTGTTCAAGAGATAACCCTCGGCCTCCGACCCGCGACAGTCGCATTATAGCATGACTATTTTAGCCGCGCCCGGATCAGCGCGCTCAATTGCTCAGAGGCAGCCAGCATCGCCCGCAGTTGATCCGGCGTGGCCTTCTCGACTTTGCGGCTTTCCCGCTTGATACTGCGATGAAATCCTAACACGTCCTTGTCGGTCAGCCGCTCAGCTTCCTGTTGCGGCGGATCGGACTGAATTGTCACATTGTGTGACAATCGTTCAAGAAGGGTTAGGGCTTCGTTTTCAGGCAGGTTTGCACACTTCAACAGCAGGCTCTGCGGCGCGTTGAGATCGTCACCCAGCGTCCATACGCTGTCGGGCAGGGTAAGCAAGGTCTGGCAGCGCTGCACCTCGTTGCGGTTGTGCAAGCCCATCGCCGTGAACAGCCGATTGCCCTGCCCGTAGGGAATCTTCAACTCAACAGCCTGAGCATAGTAGTGATGCTCGTGATCGAACGACTCAATTGGCGCGAATCGCATGTTGGAATCTTCCTCGTGCAGCGCCATCAGCAGCCGTCCGTACTGGCGGGCTTTGCCAATCGCGTTCAAGTCCTGGCGGGCATTGTTCTCCGCCGCCTGCCGCCACACGTCCGGCTGGCCCACATCCCGCGCAGCGATCTTGCGGTACTTCTCATCATGATAGTAGGCATAGAGCAGATGATGGGCCAACCAGCGCCGTTCGCCCGTATCGATCCGCCAGCCGCTACCGTTGCGCATGATCGTGATCGGGTTGTTCAGCCCGCTGTCCCGGATCGTAATCGCGTCATCGATCAGCGCGACCAGCCCGTGCGCAATGAGCGGCAGACGGGCAGGCCGCTGCCAATCTGGAGGCGGGTCAATGTACAGCGCGAGATCGATTTTCGCCAGAGCGATCCAGCTCTCCAGCAAAACGGTCACGGTGTCCGATTTGCCATCCCATCGCTCGCGCGCGGCAGACGGGATCGCCCGGCGCGGCTGCGCCGGGTCGGGGGTGATCTCGAAAATGTCCACCGGACGGGCAACCTGCCGTCCACTATCGGGCGCATTGACCGGGCCATAGATGATCTGGTCGGCCTCAGCTACCGTCACCCGCGCCTTATCGAGTTGCTGAAACTTCTTCATAGACCATCTCCGTCAGGGCAAACGCATCCTGGCACGCGGGCGAATCGGGCGCATAGGCGAACACGGTCTGACCAGTCTGCACCGCCTCGCCCCACACGATGCGCTGTGGGATTTCCTGCTTGACCAGCGGCCCATACTGTTCGCGCAGGGCTTTCAGATTGTAGACGTGCAGGGCTGTCGTCGAGCGGTACATCGTCGGTACGATCCCCAGCGGCAGGATCGGTGTCGGCTTGCTGCGGTAGATCGCGTTAGCCTTCAGGCGAGCGACACTCTTTTCCAGCCCTTCCAGCGACAACGCCTCGCAGATGCAGGGGTAGACCACATAATCCGTCGCGGCGTAGATCGTGACGTGAAACAGCGAGGGGGTGGGCGACGTGTCGAAGACCACCGTGTCCGCCCAGCCATCCAGTTCGGCGAAGCGCTCGGCGACAATCGTGGCATCCTGAAGGCTGCTCTGGATGCTGCGTGTTTCGAGGTTGGAGGGAACGAGCAGCAGCTCCCCGCCGGATGATGCGAGGTCAGGATGCGCGTAAAGGTCTGTCGGCACGCGGCGCAGGATGGTGTTGAACTCCATATCGCGGACGAGCAGATCGTACAGCGTGCGTTCCTTCTCGCTCATGCCGAACGACCCGGTGGCGCTGGCTTGCGCGTCGGCATCGACGAGTACCACCCGCTGGCCCTTCATTGCCAGACCTGCCGCCAGGTGAACGGCAAGTGTCGTCTTGCCGACTCCACCCTTCTCATTGAGCAACGTGATAATTTTCATGCTATACTCTCCCTAGTCTAGACGCCCTCTGGACGAGGCCGGGAACCGCCAATGGCGGCCCGGCGTTTTGCTTATTCCGACGCTGGTTTTCTGGCAAGCGCATCTGTCTTTATCTGCTCAATGGCTTTGCGGAACGTTAAGAAGCCCTCGATTAACGCGCGCTGCTCTTCGAGATTATTCCTGCCGCCGCGAATGTACTCCGTTGGATACAAGAGCGGAGCCAGTGTTTCACTCACCGAAACCCCGTGCTGCATACGCTCTACATCTTCGATGGTGAAGAATTGAGCAGACCGGGCGATCCCTAGAAGTACACCCCACATCATCTGAAATTCATCTTCGCTCAACGGCTGTGTCGTTGGTTTACCGGTCATGATTCTTGTTCACTCCTCATATGGCGGGAGGATCGGTCTCCAACCATCCGGCGGGTTCGGATCATCGTCCTCATCCAGCAGCACATAAAAATGGGGGCGGCAGCCCCAGCAGTGAAAGCGTCGTAGTTCGCAGGTTACGAAGTCAAAGACTTCCCATTCGTAATCGTTGCCATAGCTCTCGCCGTCATTGCCGATATGGGGTGCAATCTTCATTGACATGACCTGCATGAGTCGCTTGATCGCTGCCCCGTTCTCACCGCGGGTATACTGTCCCGTATGCGCCTCATCGAAGACGGCGCGTTCATCCTCGATCCATGCCGTGCCAACATACTCCTCTGCCGAGATCACGAGATATTGACTGCGGTCATAATCGAGAATGCTATGGCCTTCCTGGGTTGACATAGCTATTCCCCCTCGAACCAATCGTCCTCGTCGTATTCCCAGTCGCCCGAATTCGCTGGCTCGTAAGGTGCAGCATCCATGCGCGCTCGATCTAACATGATGGCCTTGCGCTCCTCGCTCATCTGCTCCCATGCCTGGAACAGCTTGAGCAGCTCGTGATCGTTGAACTCCACGCCGCGGGCGTGGTACTTCAGCACACGCTTGAGGCTGCGCAGCGGGTTGTTGACACGGAGTACCTTGCCCTCGTGCAGGCCGACGTTGTAATCGGCAATGACCTTGTTCGGCCCGACCAGCACCGCACGCGAGATGTCGAGATCGAAATCGTTCAGGATGTCTTCGGGGAAGATTTGCCAGGCCGGGTTCGGCTTGACGATCTGGATGGCGAGATCGTGACAATTAATCGTGCCGCGGGTGATCGTGAACGCGGTGTCGTTTTCTTCCATCCATAAGACCTGTGGCAGCTTGATCAGGTCATCGGTCAGCGCGCTGGCATTTTCCTGGGAGGTGGCGAAGATGTCGATGTCGTTGGGCAGGATCGGGTGATCACACGGCGCAGCCATGAACGCGGCATACGATCCTGCAATGTAGCCGCGTTCTCCAAGCCGCTCGTAGATGGGGCGGATGGATTCAAAGCCTCGGACGACGCGGAAGTAATCCCGGTGGGGTGTAATCAGTTGATCGTTCATAATTGCCTATCCTTTCATTGATACGGTTGCGCAGCCCTCTACTGCTAGTAGTCGAAGTCCAGATCGTCGTCATCATCCCAATAGGACAATGCGTCCGGATCGTCCGTCTCATCCAAGAAGTCGTCTTCCATGATCGGATCGTCCCAGGCCATCGGGATCGCCTGATCGCCAATGGGCAGGCCGCCCATGTGTTGCAACGTTTCCGCGATCAAGCGCTGGATGTCTTCCGCCGTTGGATGCTCGTTGTGATCCAGTTCGTCGGGGTCTTTGCCCTCGCCCAGCCAGCGCCGAGCGTAGGCGTAAACGTGGTACAGATAGGGTGTGCCATCACGGGCGACGTGATCAACGTCGTGGGCGAGATACTGCCAGCGCATCGCCTTCACCCGGTAGTCCTGGGGGCGGGAGAAGCTGAGAAGCCCTGTGCCTTCGTCGCACAGTTCAAAGGCAAGGACGGTCTTGTATTCCTGCCGAGCAGGGGGAGCGGCGCTCGCCTGCGTGTCGGGGCGCTTGTTGCCTTGCGCATCCCACTGCCGCCAGCCTTCCTCCGCATCGATATCCCCAGCGACCAGGATGAGGCAGTTAGGGCACTCCCAGCGAACCACTGGTCGCTGCGGTTCGTTGGTGAAGACATTCCCGTACAGCATGACGCCGTTGCGGAGTAGCGTGCGCCCGCATTCCGGGCATTTGGGTGGGTTATCCATAGTCATTCCTTTCTGCTGTAACCTCCCGAAGGCAAGAATTGATCGAGTTCGACACCAGCCAACAAGTCGATCACTTCAACGTTGAGCGCTTTGGCGATGGCGACAACTGCTCCTAATGTTGGTTCTTTGCCGCTTTCAATCCGCGATACCGTGCTGGCACTCACGCCGAACGGGATGAAATCGCGGCAGGTCATCCGCTTTTCGAGCCGCAGCCGTTTGACCTTCTCGCCGAGCGACTCGCGTGGCAGCCAATCACGATAGCGGTTCATTGGCATCAAGCCCCGGCACTGGATCGCCCTCGACGATGAACTCTATGCGCAATTGGCGTTCGCCCGGCTTCCCGACAGTCATGCGCTCCAGATATTGATCATTGGGCAGCGTGGCGCTGAACTGCCGATTTCTATCCGGCCAGTTCTGGTCGGCCCACTCCTTCTGGTAGAGACGGAAGGTTGACACATACAATGTGCCGAGGTCGGCGTTGTAATGGATCGGTTTCATGTCTTTCAGATAATGAAGCGCTCCCCGCCACCCGATTGCGCCGCTTATTTGACTGTGCAAGAGATTCCAGGTATCGCGTAAGCGCGGCGGCACGCTGCACCCCGACGGCGGCCACACAGGTCGATCTTCCACCGGGGGCAGATCGGAATCGGTATGGCGGGTAAAGAACGCATCGTCCAGATAGGGGTTGGGTTCCGGCTGGCTCTGCTGTTCCACCGGCAGGTTGCGCACCTGCCCGATGCGTTCCCGCACCTGCTTCAGTGTCGGCGCATCGCCCTTGTCGCCGGGCCAGCTTGTCTTCCAGCAACGCTGCTGCCACACGTTGACATCCAGCGCGGTATAATCAAGCTGATGCAGTTCGCCAGCCAACCCATATACGTCCCGGTTGAGATGGCGGTCTCGTCCGGTGATCGTCTGGATGGCCTCGGCGATCTGCTCGACGGTTGGTTCAACGTTTTGTATTTCTGCTTTCGCTGACTCTCTCTCTATATAAGAGTCTGATTCTTTAAGAGAGGGAGTCGCCCTGCGCTTTTGCGGCTTTTGCAGCGCCTCGACCAGCATGGGGTAGTTTTCCCGCACGTAGTCTACGTTTCCGGCCTCGATTGCTGCCAGAAGTTGAATTGCCTTCACAACCTTCGGTGCAGCCTGTCGTTCGAGCCGCCAGTTCTCCACAATGTTCATGGCGTTGTCGGCGTGTTCAAGCCGAATCTTGAGCAACTGGCGTGACCGCTTTTGGGTCGTTTTTGGGGCTGATTTCAGGGGTGATCCAACAGGTGATCCATTGGACACTAGTGCCAGTGGATCACCTACCGCTGTTTCAGGTCGGGGATTGGATGGTTTGTGATCGGATAGAAAAGTTGGTCGCGGCGGGGCATCCGAGGTGATCCGTTGGACACTAGTGCCAGCGGACACTCGTAATTTGGCGCGCTCTTCCTGGAGGCGCTTTTGTGCGTTGATTTCTTCCCAATTCGGCATAATTCCCTCGTTCGGGAATATGCCAGGGGCAGCATTGTTGACTCTTAATCAATTGGTTGGAGGTTCGAGTCCTCCCGGGATCACCACCTCAAAACCGCATCACCGTGCGGTTTTTCGTTTCCCGATCCCAGACCAGTTGACTCCGGCGTGCGCCCCTGGCAGATTCCTAGCTATTGTTCGTTGACAAGCTGCTCGACTGGCACTGGCAACCAGAACCAGTCATCGGGATCGGGGGAGTAGTTCAGCACCCCGACCTTCACCACGTCGTCCTCGCGCACGAAGACGATGGGCTGGCCCGTCTCACGGATCATCTCCGTGATCGTGTCCAGCATGGTCTGCGCGTCCGCTGCAACGGCATCAATCGCGTCCACCTCCCGTATTTGCCTCCCATCCCTTGATCGGACTGAATTGTTCATGCCGGGCTTGCAACTCCGGCACGCTGAAGATGGCGTAATAGCTGGCGGTCACGCGCACGTCGCTGTGGCCCATGATCTGCGCGAGGGTTGCCAGATCTCCCCCGTTGAGCAGGTATTCGCGGGCGAAGCCGTGCCGGAAGCTGTGGGGATTCACCCGCCCGGTCACGCCTGCCTTGCGTTTCAACCGCAGCAGAATCTGGTATATCCCGGCGTAGGTCAGCGGCGTGGCGTAGCGCTGCCCGGATAGGCCACAGAAAAGCGTGGCGGCCTGCCCGGGGCGCACAGCGAGCCACAGTCGTATCATGTGAGCCGTGAACCGCGTAAACGGCACGGTGCGCGTTTTATCGCCTTTTTCAAAGACAATGGCGCGGCCCCGATCTAGATCGAGATCGGACGGCTTCAGGCCGAGCAGCCCGCCGACCCGGCAGCCCGTGTCCGCCAGGAAGATGAGCAGCGCCCGATCCCGAATACCCGCGCGGTCATCGCCAGCAGCTTCCAGCAGCCGCTTTAGGTCAGCCAGATCAGCCGCCTTCGGCTCGCGGCGCTGCGCCGTCGGCATCCGAATCCGATCCAGCGGATTGGCGTTCAGCGCGTACTCAGCCTTGCACCAGCCAAAGAACCGGCGCATGGCGCGATAGTGGGATTGCAGTGAAGCGGGGGTCAGACCTGCGTTCTGTTCGCGGCGCTGGGGCGCATCCTGATAGGCATGACGTTCGCGCAGCCCGACCATGTAGGATCGCAGGTGGTTGGCTGTCACCGCGTCGATACCCAGACCTGCCAGCGCGACCACCGCCGGACCAAGCACGGTACGATACCAGCGGATGGTGATCGGTTTCAGACCGTCGGCGCGGGAGGCCATCAGGAACTCCTCAAAGGCGACTTCAATGGTGGGCATGGCTAAAAGACAATCAGCCCACTGGTCGGCGCTGCGATATAAGAGCTGCCCCAGTGGTCAAACCGGGGTAGGATCGCAGCGACCACCAATAGGCTGATCGCGTCGCGGTGTCCACTGGCTCTTATCTCAGCGAACGTTGTATGCAATTGGGCAGACGGTTGACCAGACCGCCTCGTTAACTGAATCCTATCCAAACTCCGCCCACGTGTCAAGCAGGGGCAGGGACGACGGATAGCGATCCCGTTTTGGTACAGTGTAATGACGCCAGAGTCCTGGCAGTGTGGGCAGATCATGGCATCCACCAATCCTTGATCGACTTCGGTTTGCGTGCGCCGTAACGCTTGCGGAGTGCTTGCTCCTGAGGCTCCGCTTCGATGATGGCACGCACGGCGGCCAGTCGACGTTCGGCATCCGCCAGTGCTTGCAGGCGTTCTTGGTAATCGGCATCCGGATCGCCCATCTCACGAATGCTCTTGCGCAGCCAGTAAAGCGCGTCCTGTAGGGGTGTTGTCGTGTTCATACAATTACCTGGACGTGCGCCCGATGATCGAACGGTTGCCCCTTTGACCATTCATACGGCGACAAGCCATCGATCAGCACTTGACAGCTCCGTGTGCAGGCGAACAGTTCGCACAGGCGGGCCAAATCTTTCCCAGCAAGCACCTGCTGCTCGATTACTGCCTGCTGCATCATCAACGACTTCGTAAACTGTTCGCCGGGCATGTTAGGCATCAGACGGTAGGCATAAATTTCTGCCGTATCGCCGCCGTATTTGTTATCGCTGTAGTAAGCTTGCTCCAGTTCGCTCCAAATCTGAAGCGCCTGGTACATCGAGACGTTTTCGAGAGCCATCTTACCTATCCTTATCGCCATGTCTTGATCCGGGTGAAGTCGAGACGCACGTACTTGTAGCCGTCGGCGAACTGAATCGTGATGGCGCAGCCCTCGTGATCGAGCCAATAGTCGTCGCTGAGTGACCGCCCAATCTGGCGGGCGCTCAGATTGCTGCCCGCCGGGAAGTCGCAGAGCATATACGCGACCTGATCGTTCGCCTGCACCACGTGAATCAGTTCGTCGGTAACGTCGCGCACCTCGTCCATGCTGCACGTGAAAAAGAGCGATAACTGCTGCGCTTGTGGCCCCTCTATCTTGTTAGAGGGGGTATATGCAGGAAATTCCTCGCGCCAGGGATCGGCAGCCGGATTGCCGTGCAGGTTCCCCTTGAAGAAGACGGGGATCACGCAGTAATCCAACGACCACAGCAGGTTCTCCACCCATTCTGGATCGGGCTGGTAGTACTGCTTGCCTCGGCTGGCTGCACCGATCACAACCCAGTCCAGCGCCTCGATCCATGCCCATGTTTCTACGGCTATCCCATCGGCAACGTCGTAGGAGAGCGGTTCAAAGGACGCCCATTTGATCGCCGCGTTGCAGCGGCTCAGTGTATGGAGCGCAACGTCGAGCCAACGATCCTGCTGGCTTTCAGTCAATGGCTTACCCATCATCTCAGACGGCGGTGCGCTGACTCCGACCCAACAGTTCGGCGGGAAGTCAAATTTGCGCAGGCGTGGCGGGTTTTTGGTGAGGAACTGGAACTGATGCCAGTATGCCTGACGGCAAATGCTCAGGATGGCGTTGATATGTTCGTCGGGAACCCAATGCCCAAACACGTCTGCCATTGAGCCGCAGAATATCTTGGCAGGCGTCGCGACCTTCAGCGGTTCTTCCAGACGGCTCGGATGATAGTAGTGCGCGGCGAAGCCCCTCGTGTAATGAACGGGCATCCCATCGGCTACATCTTCGGCATAGCAGTTCGCCACCTGACCGTCAGGCATCGTCCAGGAGCAGCCGTGCTGGCAGCCTGCTACCGGATTCCACGTCCAGTCTGTCCATTCGATCCGGGTCGGGCCTTGCTGCTTGTTCATGATCGGGCGATCTCCTCGCGGATAAAGCCCAACCACGACTTGTCGAATGCCGGAGTCTGGCTCAGACCCGCCAGCGCTTTGGCGAGATCATTCCAGGCTTCGACAGCGCGGGCTTCAGCGGCGCAGACCTGCTCTTGCGCCTCGTTGAATACGACCAAGCAATCCTGATAGCGCCGCTCGGCAGTCCGGGCGGCTATCAGCTTCTCGTTCAGATCGTCCGCTGTATCCCACAGCGGCGTACCCGTATCGATCTCGTCGTCAGACGATGCAGGCGCTTCCTGATCAAGCTGGGCGATGGTTGTGGCGAACTCCTCGCAGGTCAGGCCGAGGCTATGTGTCTCGGCGGGTTCCGGCTCTGGCTCCGACGCGGCAGCTCTTGCGGCTTTCTTCAGATCGGCGTACTTCTTGCGCAGCGCTGGGAGCTGCTCCGTCGGCGTGTTCTCGGCCTCCATGCGGAGGCGGATTGCCATTGCTTTGTCGGGGAACTGGCCCATGTAGTAGTGCTGGTTGCCCCGCCTGAATTCAACGCGCCAGCGTTCATCCTTCTCGATCCAGACTACACCGTTCATCGAATTTACCTTCCACTGCCTGACGAGTTTGCTCTTCGCGCACTTGCACATATCGACCCACTGGCCGCAGGCCGAGCAGACCCTCACGGGATCGACCTGCCCGGTTCCCCGGCATGACACGCAGCGCTGCACCTGCTTCCCGCGTTTGCCACCCAGGAGCGTTAGGTCCCAGGCGCGTACTCGTTTGCCCAACCCACCGCAGGTTGGGCAGGTGGCGGTATCGCGCGGCGCGTTGCCTTCGGCGTTCCCTGCGGTCATCATGCCGCGTCGTCCTCAGCGTCTTCGTCCTCGGAGTCATCTTCACCCAGTTGTTCATCGAGGAGATGAACAAAGACAACTTGTTGAGCGCGCACCAGCAGTTCTTCAGTCCGCTGGCGCATTTCCAGCGACAATCCGTGTGCGGCCTCCAACTGATCGGCATCATGAATCTCACCAATATGGCGCAGATCGGCGGCCACACCATGTATCGTTTCATCCAGATCGGCTTCGCGTTCCGTAATCTCTTCGTCGAGAATTTCATCCATCTGGTCGGGATCAAGTTCATACAGGGATTTCGCCTCATCGAAACCCGCGGAGTGGGCTAACGCCTTTTGCTCGCTCATCTCGGCCCTGAGTGTATTGGTTTCGGTCACGGCCTCGTCGCGCTGATCCGTGAGTTCTTCAATCGCTGCCGCCTGCCCACCGATCAAGCGCACGGCATGGTCGAGCAGGTTGGTCGTCAGGGCGATCTGTCCCTTCATGTCCTCGATATTCTGGCGGACGACCAGCGCGGCTTCCTGCGCTACCGCCGGGTCGCTGGCGTTGGCCTGCGCGTAGTCGATCCACTGCTGCGTGGTATCCAGCACATTGTTGAAATAGCTGCGAATGGCGTTCAGGCTGTCGTCGTTGAGGGCGAGTTCGTTCCCGGTTAGTTCGGATTCGTTTTCAGATAGCACGGCTGTATCCTCTCTCAAAAGCGGCGCGGACTCTGGCGTTCCTCTCATCGAGGTCGATGACCGGATCCCGATCATCGCGGGCGGTAGAGGCGAAGGGACTGCGCGGTGGTTGGGGCGGACGCGGCGGACGTTTCGGCTCTTCCGGCATGGCCTGGGGCGCGATCCGCACGATCTGTTTGAAGAATTCGGTGCAGGCGGCGTTTAGCTGCGTCTCAGACAACCCGCCAGCCAGATAATCCAGTGTTTTGTTGGCGAGCATATCCAGCGTCGCCACGATGTCACGCCGGGTGGAATAGGGGAAGTCAGGGATGCGGAGCGGCGGCTGCTCGATCTCGATGATGATCGGCGGACGCGCGGGTGGCGTGACCGACGCCGGGATCAGCGCGACGGGCTGCGGCGCGCCCAGGCAGATCGGCGGGAGCGCAGGCGAGGGCGGTCTGCCGCGCGATTTTGACAGCACTACGGCTTGCGTTGGTGGGGATGTCAGTGATAGACTCATAGCTATATCCTTTCTTGAAATTCATCGTGGTTGCTGCCGCTGCCCCCAGCGGCAGCTTTGTGTCTGGTTGCCGCGCCCCGGTGACGGGGATGCTCGTCGGGCGGCCTCCTCAAGCACACCCCCGGCATCCCGGCCTTGTCACCTCCTTATGGCGGGACGCCACCGGGGCGCGGTAACGGGCTTACTGAATGAACGTTGCAGTTGGGATCGGTGCGCCGCCTGTCGCCGTGAACGCTTCAGTGATCCGCTCCTGCATCAGGGCATACAACCCATCCGCCAGCGGAGTCTTATCCAGAAAGTGGGACACCATATCGGCGGTCTGGCGGGCCACCGCCAGCATCTCGTTCACCGTTGCGAATTCGCCATGCTCGGTGTACGCCTTGATCGTCCACAGCGTCCAGATCGCATCGACCATGTCGTTTGCCAGTGCTTGCTTATTCATGAAGGCTATCCTTCTTTACCAGCGCGTCGGGGACGATGTGCAGCACGATCTCCGGCGCGAACATGCCGAGTAGATCGGCGATGCGAATGTCATCGGTGACACAGGACTCCAGCAGGTACAGTTGCACATGGTCGGGCGCGTGAGCATTTGCATAATCGGAGGCCATAGCCAGTACCTTGCCAATGGGCTGCCCCTCGGCAAGGTACTGGCGAATCTGATCGTCGCGCATCTCCTGCCGCTCCTGGAGCAGATAGTCCGCCAGATCGAGCGTCACGTCGCCGAAGTTGCACAGCGGTTCAGCAACAATGGCCCGCAGCGCCAACCGCTGTGCTGTCTCATCCCAGGCGCTGTATATCAGCGCATTGCACAGGTCAGGGCAGCGCAGGAGGTCTCCGCCGAACAGGTCGTCGCTGCCCTCGAACAACGTGACGAGGTAGGCTTCCAGGGGTTCGGTAAGGTCGGCTAGTTGCCCGTCGGTGATCATGCTACTGCCTCCCACTGGATGCCGTTGTACCGTTCCATAACTCGACACTCGTATTTGGCGGCGTAGTCCTGCGCCCCCGCCCAATCGGTGACGGCGTAATAAAATCTCCCACGTGCTGTCACAAACAGGTAGGCGTGGAATTCCATGCCTGGATACCTGCTTAACTCAACGCGGGTATTTGGATCGAACCACAGCGCTTGAGCCTCTAGCTTGGCCTGGCTAATGTTGAGGTGATGATGACCGAAGTCTTCCGGTGAATGGTCAAACGCATCTTGTCGCCACTCTCTCACGCCGCCACCTCTTCCTGCTGACGCATCACGACGATCTCGGCCTTGAGCCGGGTGTTCTCGGTGCGCAATTCGGCGTTCTCGGCGACCAGCTTCGCGTTGTCGATCTTAAGCTGGCGGTTCTCCTCACGCAGCGCTTCCAGTTCGGATCGTTCAGCCGCTTCCCGGCGATCCCGCGATTCCCGTTCGGTCTTGCGCTGGCGTTCGCGGGTGGCCTCGCCCGATGGTGGCTCGTAGGGGGTCATCACGTCGTCGCGCATTCGATGCCCACAAGCACAAACCCACGTACTGCCGTTGCCCTCAACCCACGACGTGGTGATCTTGTTGCAAGCCGGGCATTTGACCGCGCCATCGCGTTTCGGGTTGTACTGGCGTTCGTAGGGCGGTTCAGGCTGGGTAGGAACAGTGGGCGAGGTGGGCAGATCGGGGGAGATGGAATCATCAAGGTTGGTGATGGTCGGCGTGACCAGCCGGTAGCTGTTGAACAGGGCTTTGTTGATCTTCAAGTACCCGGACGTTTCAGGGCGCAGGCCGGGGTAGGCAGCCCGCGCTTCTTCGGAGGAATCAAACGGCTCGCCGATGATCGTCCCTTGACGGCGATCCACCGGGTAGTATTTGCCGGGGATCAGCGCGCTCGACCAGTGCCCATCCGGAGCGGCAGGCTGATGCGTGGCGATGATCTGCCGGGCTGCTGTTTCGGTTACGCGCTGACCGGACGTGACCAACCGGGCGACTTCCTGCTTGGCCTCTTCCGGCGTCGATTCGGAGGCGAGGAGAGTCAATGTGCGCATGGCAATCAAATCGGACACGGTGTCCGTTTTGAATAACGTGCCATACACCTCGGCAGCCGTCATGTAGCGGCGCGCGGTGCGTTCGCCCCACTCGAATTCGGCCTCCAGCCAGTTGAGGTAGTTGCCATGTCCGAGCCGCGCTTTCACGGCGATCAGCCGCTCACCAATGCCGACCACGCTGCGGGCCTGTACCCGTGCCGCGCTGCGAATCTCGTGCGTCGCCTTCTGCACGAACAGCCGGGTTTCAGTGTCCAGGGATTCGTAATCGAAGGTGATGGGGGTTGGAAGGGTGGTCATGGCTACTTCTCCACCGACTCACGCATCACTTCGATGGGATCGAACACGGCCCGGTAGCGCGGTCCGCCCTCGCCATCGATACGCTGCACCGCCAGGTTGAAGCTGACGATGCCCGCCGCCAGCGCTTCGGCTTTGGTCGGGAGCGGGTCGCTCCAATGGGTCGGGGTATTGGTCGTCAGGCAGGCGAAGCGCAGCCGCCAGTACCAGCCGCCTTGACCTCTACCAATCTCGACAAAAGGGGTGAACTTGCCCCGGTTGGGGATCAACCGGCGGGCTTCAACAGGGGTCACATCGGCGACGATTGCCATAGGGGTATACCTTTCACTTACCCGCGCGGGCTTCGGGCTGATCTTCACACTGAATGATGCGCTGGCAGTTATTGCGACGCAGCCATTGATTCAGCGCTTGGGGGGTTACTCCGAATACTTTTGCAGCGGCGGGTACACGGTAGTTGTGTTGCTTCAGCACAGCGGTGACTTGTTCAGGGGTCGAACTGCTCAACTTATATCGCTTGCTTGGCCTGTACCGTCTGGTCGGCATATCTACTCCGAATATTCTTTAGAGAATATTTTAGATAGAATATAAGAAAGCGTCAAGGAATTTCCGTTAGAAATTGGAAACTCTGGGGTTTGTCAGTATGATAGGAGTAATTGCGTGGCGCTATCTAAACGGAAACGGCGAATGTCCAATATCGGCGAGCGGATTCGCGGCCTTCGCAAGACGCGGGGGTACACTCAGGTTGAGCTTGCTAAACGCGCAGGTCTGACTCAAGGGCAGGTTAGCAAGTATGAGCGTTATGCTGAAGCGCCTGCCGATGCCCTTTTGAAGATCGCCGAAGCCCTTGAAACCTCGATTGAATTCCTCATTGGGCGCACAGACGATCCGCAACCGCCTCTCCGCCTAACCCCCGAAGAACGCGCCTTGTTGGAACCCCTGCTGCGCCGCCTGCGAGAGCGGGGGAGCGTTACATTTGACGAGATTGCCGAGGCTTGGCTTAACAACTTGCCGAAGGATCCGGGTTTGGACGACTTTGGGAAGGCCTAAGAACTGTTTACGGGATGGGTAGGATTGTTGCGCCCACCACTCACTAAAGCTGCAATAAACTGTAATTACTTCGTTTTCATTGTAAACAGCATTCATGATGACCACCTTGTTCCATCGGTGTACTATGCATTAGTTAGTTTAAGAGTAATGCTAGAGCGATCCTCCTGCAATACGCCTAACCTACGCCCATATGAAGTTTTTGTGAATTTTACACCCTTCGTAAGCATCCATTGTTTGTTCAACTTTCGCCCGTTTGACACCGATTTGCTAACTGTTATAAAATGCAAATCAATATTCTTCTGCACCTCAGGAGACGCCGCGATGGACTTCATTGATAAGCTCCGCGAACTAGCCGCCAAGATTCCCCAGCAGGTCGAACACATCCGCACCGAAGAGGCCACCAAGAGCGCGCTGGTCATGCCATTTATCCACCATGCGCTCGGTTACGATATCTTCGATCCCACCGAGGTCACGCCGGAATATGTCGCCGATGTGGGTGTTAAGAAGGGCGAAAAGGTCGATTACGTCATCCTAAAGGATGGGCAGCCGATCATGATGTTCGAGTGCAAGAGCGTGAACAGCGACCTGGACAAGATCACGCCCTCGCAGCTCTACCGGTATTTCTCAGTGTCGCCGGTGCGGATCGGCATCCTGACCAATGGCATTGTCTATCGTTTCTTCTCCGACCTGGAAGAGCAAAACAAGATGGACTCCAAGCCTTTCCTGGAACTGAATATGTATAATTTGGAAGAGCCGGTCGTCGAGGAAGTCAAGCGCTTTGTCAAGCCGTCATTTGATATTGAGACGATTCTGGTATCGGCCAGCGAGTTCAAGGCGACGCGGGAGATCAAGCGCATCCTCGCCGTCCAGTTGCTGGAGCCTTCGGACGAATTTGTAAGGGTGTTTGCCAGTCAAATCCACTCTGGCAGGGTCACGCCTTATGTCAAAGGTCAGTTCGCGCTGTATGTTAAGCGTGCCTTCAACCAGTTTATCAACGAGCAGATCAATGCCCGGTTGAAGTCTGCTGCTGTACCGGATGTCCGCGCGCCAGTTGAGACACCGACAGAAGCTGCGCCAGCCACGCCAGCAACCAGTGGGGCGCCGGTGCAGCCCGCGAACGGGGGTGAGCGCCAAGTACTCACGACAGCCGAAGAGTTGGAGGCGTTCTATATTATCAAGGCGATCCTGCGCGATACGGTGGAAGCCAAGCGGATCGTAATGCGCGATGCCCAGAGCTACTGCGCTATCCTGCTCGACGACAACAATCGTAGACCGATCTGTCGGCTGTACTTCAACAACCCCGCGCGCAGAGTGGTCTGCTTTGTTGATGAGCAGCGGCATGAGGATCGCGTCCCGATTCAGACGCTGGATGATCTGTATGGTCTGGTCGAGCGGTTCAGAACAGTCGTGTCAGGTTATATTAAACAGCCAACACAGGGGGCAGCCGATGGCACAGGAACAACTGACGGCAGCGCGTGATCTGATCAAAGCCAAGCGCTACCAGGAGGCGCGCCAAGTCCTAAAGGTGATAGCCGATCACCCAACCGCCCGCGTCTGGCTGGCGAAGCTGGATGAGATCGCGCCAGAGGTGCCGGAGGATGATCCGTTTGCCGTGTTCGATGCCCCTGCCGCTCGGCCTGCTCCCGTCGCGCCGACGCCCAAGCCGAAGGCCAAACGGCGCTTGGATCGGCGGGTGGCGCTGGTGCTGTTTATCGTGTTGATCCTCATCGGCATCGGTGCATACGTCTACTTCGACACATCCATGCGCGCCAGCAGCGACGCAATGCGCGATGTCGTTGCCACCGTCAACAGCCGATTCGACGCCACCAGGACGGCGATCTATCGCAAATAGAACAGGGGGCTTGACAGGGTTAGAACACTCGTGCTAGATTGAAAGTGTTGGCGTAGTTCAACGGAGCAGGAACAGCGCGCCCAAGGGCGCGAAGATGCGGGGTGCAAGTCCCCGCCGCTAACCTCCAACCTTTATGTTGATGACCAGTGTCTCAGAGTGTAGTAGCACAACCTGTGCTGGAGTCCGGACGAAGGCGCAGGGGAGAGCCGGTGCAAAACCGGCTGGGACACCATACCTTTTGGTGTAGGGCGCTGACGACTGGAGAAGTCTGGAACGGCCCTTGACTGGCAGCCGCCAGCCCTCACGATGATCACTGGTGGCAATGGGATTTCGCCGCAGGAAGTAGATTGAGGGTCACTTCCTGCTCATCCTCGCCGTGGGCTAAAAGGGTAGTCCCAAGGCAAACCGGGCGCGTACTAGTCACCGCGACCAGTTGCGGGTTCGAATCCCGCCGGTGAGGTTTGCCGCACGACGCTAAAGTACCGAAACGGCACGGCGTTTTTGCGGTGGTGGGGCATGGATGAATCGTGAACGGCCTCGCTGCGGCGCGGGGCCGTTCGCTTTTCTGATCAGTGTTCGTCACCTTCTATCTGGGACTCGATCTCGCGCTCCAGACATTCCCCATGAACCAGCCGGTTGCCCTCCTCGAAGTAGATTCGCCCCTCGTAGCCGATTAGTTTCTGGCAGATACGGCAGAGCGACTCGGCGTCGCGGCGCTGCCGCGCGCAATCCAGGTGATCGCACGGCGTCTCGCATGGCCCGAACTTCGTGCCAGGAGCGGGCGGATAGAAATACCACGCCATGTTACCGCCCTCCATTTTTGCGTTGCGTCAGATCGGCAAAGCCGTGTTCGCGCAGCAGATCGCAAAACTGCGCCGGTGTGATGTTCTGATCGTCGAGCTTGCCTAGCGCTGCGATCAGATCGCCGAAGGTCGCCAGCGCGTCCCAGGCATCGTTGAACACCTCTAGCCGGGGCGATACGTCGTCCGGGCCGAGCCGATGCCAGGCCATCACCATCTCGCCCGTTGTGTCGCCATCTGGCGCGTAATATCCAAAATTGACCTCATCGACCACTTCCATCGGCTGCGCAACCTTATCGGCGTACCAGGCGCTGCGGAAGTGGATGAAGCCTTTCTGTGTCCCCTCGTGCTTGTTCATGTTCAATCGCCCTTTCTGGAAAACGGCCCGGCAGCTTGTGGCTGCCGGGTGCTGGTGTTACTTGTTTTTGCTGACGTATGCGCCCATCGCGTTCAGGGCGTCCATGTAGCGCGGCTTGTTGGCCTTCAGCCATTCGGCAGCTTCGTCTTCACCCCACATTTCCAGAATTTCGATCACGGTTCCGCGATCAAACATATTGGTCAGCCCGCTGGCGCGAACTTCTGCCAGCCCTTCGATCACGATCTGGGGTATCGTGTCGTCTCCCGGCTCCGGGATGGTGATGTACTTCTGGCTGGCCTTATCCCAGTAGCAGGTGATCGTTTCGGAAAGATCGACCTCGTCCTCCTCGAAGACCTGCTCCCAGCGCTGGCTGATCTTGTTGTACGCTATTTGGATTTTGTCGCCTCGGTATGTTGCCATTTTGACCTTCCTTATGGTTCTGATTTCGGCTGCCCGTCTCGGTTCTCAGGCCCGCGTGCAACCTTAATCACATGATATGCTAAACCCGATCATTGTCAAGTAGTGACACAAACACTAACCTGTCGTTCTAAGATTAGAACGCAAAAGGCCGGGCTGCACCCGGCCTCCGCGTGGTGGATAGGGGGTCTACTTGCCGATCAGCTTGTTCACGCCATCGACGGCCCGGAGCAAGTCCGACCAGTAGGTGACGGCGCGTTGGGCGTCTTCGTAGGCTTCGCGCAGCGCCACGAACTGCGGATCGGCAGCGCCCAGGGTGATCAGCGCTTGTTCCCGCTCGTCGTCGTTCTTGGCAACGCGCTTCTCGCTTGTCTTGCTGTCCACGATCAGCGGTTCGGTGTAGACGCGCAGCGAGAGTTCGGCGCGTTTGACCTTGTAGCGCCAGGACGCGGTGTCCAGTCGAGTTTGCGCGTCCAGCCGCGCGCGGGGCGCAGCCAGCAGATCGTTGATCAGTTGAATCTTCTGATGCTTAGTGAGCGTGTTCATCATAACCTCCGATAAATTGCAGCAGTTGGGCGCGGGCCAGATCGGGCGCGCCCAGGATAAAGTCGTCATCGAGAAACAAAACTTGGCCCGGCCAGCGGCAGCGCAGCGTCTCATCCTTGATCCCCTTGCGGCGGCGATGCCAGTAGCCGACCACCTCAACAGCCCGATCCGCGACCACGAAATCGACGATGTAGCGGAACGTGCGATGCTTGAAAACGACCTGCGTCTCATGGGTGATCCCCGCCGCGATCAACCAATCGCGCACGATCCGCTCCGGGCGCGTCGGATGGTCGCGGTGGAAGGCTGCCACCTTGTCGAGCAGGCCGTCCGGCCCATGCTTCTGGACTGCCGCCTTGTAGCCCGCTTTCCCGGCGAGCTTGTGCTGACAAGTACGGCACATCGTCGCGCGGATGGCATCGGCTTTACGCAGTTCGCGGACGCTCCCGCAATCGCAGGTCACGCGGTAGAACGTCTCGCGCTGCTGCGGGCGATTCTTACGCGGTGCAGGCTTCAGGATCGGGTGATCCCAATCGACGGCAGTCATGGCGGTTACTCCTCGTTGATCTCGATATTGACCCGCCATGTATCCAGCGACGGCGCATACGGGTTGTTGCGGCTGTCGATCAGGTCTTCAATCGCCGGGATGATGTAGGCGGTTGCCCACGCATCATCGGCGGCCAGTGGACGCAGCATCTCCAGAATCGATTCAAGCTGGGCTTTGGCGTCCTCGATCACTTGCACTTTACTGGGCTTCGGCTTACGCTTAGTCACTGGAACCTCCTGGTTCTGGCCTGCCGCGCGCCCTCGGTTCTCAGGCCCAGGCGCGCGGCGGGTGCTTACTATTTCCCGTATCGACGGATCAGCTTCCGACACAACTTGTTAAAGTCAGCCATCTTTTCGCCGGCGCATCTGTTCATACGGCGGTTCAATGGGTTAGCCAGGTTCATCTTGTTCGCGTGGCACAGGACATGCAGCACTTCGCTGAACAGGCAATCACATTCGTTGTAGTCGTCCGACCACATGATTGTTTCTCCGATGTAAGTAGGGTGAGGTGAAGACCGCCGTGATCGGCGGGCAGGTGTGATCAGCGAACGCCGCGACTGCTGGCCCATTCGGCATAGCCAAGTGGCAGGCCGGGGTCTTCGTACTTGGCGTAGATGGTGATGTGCGCCACCCATGTACTGCGGCTCATCATCCAGACTTCGCGGGTTTCCAGTTCGGCATCATCGTACTTGCTGAGGATTTCGGGCAGCCGTCCGTTGCTCCACTGGCCCTTATTGTTGATGAGGTTCGCCAGTTCGCGGCGTGCTACCGCTTTCATGTCGTCGCGGTTCAGGCGATTGCGGTGATCTTTGAGGGAGATGATCAGCGTCAAGTCAGCGTGGATCGTGCCGTCGCGCTCGTCCGGCGCGTACACCTGCTCGTCGATGCCCCAGATTTTTACGGCGTCGGTCTCGAAGTGAGCCATGCGCTGGTGGTCGGCGACGTGCAGGTTATGATGGAGCGTTTCCAGTTGACGATTCGGTTTGGGGTGCGTAATATAGGGGGCGGACATGCGGTTACCTCCGGTGTCTACTGCCCACTGTGAGGGTCTCAAGCTGCACAGTGGGCGTTTCTTCGTTATACCTTTAAGTATATGGATTTCGTAGCTCGTGTCAAGTGTTGTTACCATCTCTAATGTATAACGGAAAAATAAAGCCGGGTCACTTCCCGGCACGCTTCAAAATCAATTCGGCCATTTTTACGTCATCATCGCTCGGTATCAGTGTATAGCGTCCTCGCTTGCCTGGCACTGGGACCGCGCCCAGTTCTTTCCGATACCGATGGATCGTGTGGCGATCCACGCCCAGAATCTCGGCTACCTCTTTGTCGCTGACGCCATTGGGATCAGTCAGATACAAGCGCCGCGCCCGATCCAGCTTGTCGAGTTTTCGCTCTGCATGGCCCATATATCCCTCCGGTGGCTCCTAAATGGGTAATTGTATCAGCACTTGACACAATCCCCAAATCGGTCACGGTGTCCGATTTGGGTTCTCGTTCACCTGTGCTACAATGAGTCCAACGACCAGACACATCAGGCGACCACAATGGCTCGGCCCTGTACTCCATTTGAACAGTCGCTCCAAGCTGTGATCATGCGCGAAGCCGAACACTATGCCGCAAACCATAATGGACGGCTGCCCAGCCGCTATCGGATGTGGCGCACGCTCCGCGCGAAGAATCACCGGTGTGCTTTGTCGACCTTGCAATACCACTGGGATCGGCTGGTCGCTGCCGGGAAGATCATCCACGATGATGGCTTATACTGGCTGCCCGATCATCCACCCCAGCCGCCGCGTCGATCTGCCCGGCGCGTGACCTCACCCCCTGCCCCCCTTGCCTTACAACCCGCTTTGTTTTAGGTTGTCCCTGCGTTTTCCGCACGTTTGTCGGTGAATTACCGATTTATTCCGATCCTCACCTGATCTACCCTTGTAAGTGCGGCGTTCCGTCGCGCCTATGCGGTCTCTCGTCCGTACTCTTGCGAAACGATGGGAAATCCAATTGCTGACCGCCCGCGACGGAACGGCGGCATGAAGTGCCGAGGGATCGGCGTTTTGCGTTGGTAGAGATAACTAGCGTTATCGGGCTAAAACATCCGTTCATTCGACTGAGGACCGCCAGGCGTGAAGCCGGACGACAATGTTCAACAACTGATCACGCAGCTCCAAACCTATGCGACTTTACTGGTGACCATCGCGGGCCTCGCCGCAGTGGTGATTGCCCGTTTTTTGATCGTCTTTCGCCGCGCGATCAAGGCTGATGTCGGTACCGTTCAGCAGAACGTGGCAAAAGTCCAGGCCGATATCCCCGTCCAGGTGCAGACGCACATCGAAAAGCCCCTCTCGTCTTTTCAGGAACAGATCGAAAAATCCCTCGCCAACCTTGCCAGCACCGGGACGACCTTCGCCACCACGATGAATGACATCGTGACGAATTACCAGAATCAATCGGGCAACTACGAACGCCAGATCGCCCTGATCTCCCAGCAGCTTCAGCACACCCTCGACCAGAACAAGCAGCTTGAGAAACAACTGTTTGATCACAAGGTATTCGCCGAGGATTTGCAAAAGGGTCGGGCTGCCGACTTTGACCGTATCCGCACGCTGGAGATCAAGCAGCGCCAAATGGAAGAAATCCAGCAGGCGCAGGCCGAAGGATCGAAGGCGCGTGACAAGCGCATCAAGGAACTGCAAGACCACCTGGATGAGGAACGCCGCCAGGCGAGCGAACAGCGCGCCGAGCAGACCAAGCTCATGGACGTGATGCGCAACGAGCGCGAAGCCGAGCGGCAGCGCTGGATGCAGGAAGTCGCTGAACTGCGGGCGGAGGTGGAACGGCTGCGCGGGATTGAGGGCGAACGGGCGCTCTTGTTGGAAAAGGTCGCCTCGTTAGAGACAAAGTCCGAACGCGACCAACAGCGCATCACCGAACTTGAGCAGGAAGTCGCCCACCTCAAATCACTCAGTAATGGCATCGATGCAAGTTCCGCCAGCACATCGCCGCAGGTGTCCCATGAACGATCAGATTGACGAGCATCTGTTGACCGCCGCGATAGAACGCATTGCCGCGAAAAGCACCCGCTTCGACAGTGGCCTGCGCGTCCTGAACAACTGGCTGGCGCGGGTTGATCTCAGCCTGTACGAGCAGCCGACATCGGGCGAGTGGATCGTGACGCTCAATCACGATCTGGCGAATCGGGTGGTACACGCCAGCTTCTCGCTGGCACTGGATTATGCGCTGAAGGAAGCGACGCGGCGCTTTCAAGGAGGCAAACGGTAATGTCGGACGATCTAGCCTACCTGATTCGCCAATACGAGATCGAGAAAGAACTGTGCGACAGCGCCCCAACACTGGATGCATTGTGCTACTGGTGGCAAAAGTGGACGCGCACCGCCTACCAAATTTACGTCCTGATCAGTCGTATGGGACTGATCGGCGCGTGCCATGTAAACGCGGGGTGGATCGGCAATCCGAGCGAGGCTGACTGATGGACATTCGCAACCGCGTGATCGAAGTGCGGCGCATCAAGCTCCGGGACATCCAGCCCGCCGAGAATAACTGGCGCGGCCATCCCGAAGTTCAGCGCGCTGCCTTCCGGGACATCACCCGCGATATTGGCTTTGCCGGGGCTGTCTTGACGCGCCTGCTTCCCGACGGGCAGGTGAAGATGCTCGATGGTCATATGCGCCGCGAGGAACTGCCTGACCTGGAAGTGGACGCTCTGATCACTGATCTGACCGAGGACGAGGCCAAGAAGTTTCTGCTGACCTACGATCCGATCAGCGCGCTGGCCCAGGCCGACAGTACGAAGCTAGATGCCCTGCTGCGTGAAACCCAGATCGACAGTCCAGCCGTCAAAGCGATGCTTGACAACCTGGCGCGTGCCGCCGGATTGCCCCTGCGCAAAACTGAACCGGCTGCCGACCCCGGCGATCAAACAGGTCGCGCCCAGGAACTACAGGCCAAGTGGCAGACTGCGCCGGGACAGCTATGGGTAATTGCAAGCCAGACGGCGAACGGCGCACATCGGCTGCTGATCGGCGACTCGACCAAACCCGAAGACGTAGCGCGAGTCATGAACGGGCAGCGGGCCAGCCTGTTCGCCACCGATCCGCCGTACCTCGTGGATTACGACGGCACGAACCATCCGCACAAGTGGAACGAGCCGGACAAGAACAAGGACTGGAGCGACGACTACCACGATTGGGACAACGCCAAGCAGGGCGAAGCGCTGTATGACGGCTTTATTGCCACCGCGATCCAAGAGGCGATCACTCCGGACGCAGCTTGGTACTGCTGGCACGCCAGCCGCAATCAGGCGATGTTGGAGCAGGTCTGGACTAGACATGGCGCGTTTGTCCATCAGCAGATCATCTGGGCTAAGGATCGCCCGATCCTGACGCGCTCCTATTATATGTGGCAGCACGAGCCGTGCTTCTTCGGCTGGATACGCGGCAAGAAGCCTACGCGGTGCAGTGAGGAATTCCTGTCGACGATCTGGTCATTCCCGACGATAGCGCCCGGCGAGTCAACCGACCATCCGACGAGCAAGCCTGTTGAACTGTTCGCCATTCCGATGCGCCAGCACACGCAGCCTGGCGATATTTGCTTTGAGCCATTTTCGGGCAGTGGTAGCCAGCACGTCGCCGGGGAACAGACTGGACGGTTGGTGTACGGTATCGAGATTTCACCCATTTTCTCAGCCGCGATCTTGGAGCGGTTGTCGCTCATGAATCTGACGCCGACTCGCGTCGATTAGTAACCATAGAGATTGGTAACGCAATGGCAGGGGATAAGGGCAAACAAAAAGAGATCGAGATGGCCCAGCGCCAGGAACAGGTCGCCAATCTCTATTTGCGTCAGATGTCCCAGATGGAGATCGCCGAAACGCTCGGCGTTTCCCAGCAGACGATCAGCAACGACCTCGCCGCGATCAAGCGCCGCTGGCATCAGCAGGCCACCATCAAGATCGAGAGCGCCAAAGCCGCCGAGATCGCCCGGATCAACCTGCTGGAGCGGCAGTACTGGCACGCCTGGGACGCCTCGAAGGGCAGCAAAGAGGTCACGAAGTCAAAGCGCACCGATGCCACCGAGACCAAAGCCGAAGTGCAGGTCGAACGCGAGTCGCAGACTGGCGATCCCCGCTATCTGGAAGGCGTGCGGTGGTGTGTCACGAAGCGCTGCGAGATTCTCGGCCTGAACGCGCCGACCAAGATTGCGCCGACGACGCCCGACGGGAAGCAGCTTCCGGTCAAGGGGTATTTGCTGGTAAGTCCTGACGATTGGCCTGCACCTGATGCACCGAAGGAGAACACCTGATGTTGACTGGTTTACTGGCGATTGTGCTTATGGTCACACAAATTATCGCGCCGTTCAAGCCGTTTGAATGGCAGATTGCACCCTGGCGAGACACCTCGCCGATTGTGCTGCTGACGGGCAGCGCGGGCGGCGGCAAATCGCAACTGGCCGCCGAGAAGGTTCACGGCTTCCTGAAGCGTTACACCAATGCGTTTGCCGTCATGGCGCGCAAGACACGCGAGTCGATGATCAACAGTACCGTGCTGTTCATGGAACGCGAGGTGATCGGCAGCGATCCGGCGGTCAAACACTTCCCATCGAAGCATCGCTTTGAATATCGCAACGGCTCAATCCTGGCCTACGGTGGCATGGCGGACGAGGAACAGCGCGAACAAATACGTTCCATCGGATCGCGCGGTGGCGTCGATCTGATCTGGATGGAGGAGGCCAACCGCTTTACCGAGAACGACTTCAACGAACTGCTGGCGCGTTTGCGCGGTAAAGCGGCTCCCTGGCAGCAGCTTATCCTGACGACCAATCCGGACTACCCGGCCCACTGGATCAACACCCGGTTGATCATCGGCGGCGAGGCGAAGGTCTACTACAGTTCAGCCCATGACAACCCTGCGCTGCCAGCACAGTATTTTGCTACGCTGGACAAGCTCACAGGGGTGCTGCGGCTGCGCCTCCGCGATGGCAAATGGGTGCAGGCGGAAGGGGCCGTCTACGATACCTGGGACCCGAAAGTCCACGTGATCGACCCATTCCCCATCCCCGCCGACTGGCGACGCTTCCGGGCGGTTGACTTTGGCTACACCAACCCGTTCGTCTGCCACTGGTACGCGCAAGACCCCGACGGGCGATTGTATCTGTACCGCGAACTGTATTACTCCCACCGGCTGGTGGAAGACCACGCCAAGCAGATCGTCGCCCTGTCGCAAGGCGAGCGGATCGAATTTACGGTAGCCGATCACGATGCTGAGGATCGGGCGACGCTGCTCCGCTATGGGATTGACACCTGGCCTGCCCATAAAGATATATCGCCCGGCATCCAGACGGTGCAGACGCGGCTGCGTGTCCAGGAGGATGGCAAGCCGCGCCTGTTCATCCTGAGTGGCGCGCTGGTCGAGAAAGACCCACAGCTAGAGAGCGAGAAGCGGCCCACCTGCCTGGAGGAGGAGATGCCTGCCTACGTCTGGCCGCGATCCTCCAGCGGGCAGGTTGTCAAAGAGGTTCCGGTCAAGGACAACGACCACGCCTGCGACACCCTACGGTACGCCGTCGCGGCAGTCGATATTACCGGTGGCTACAGCGCGAAGTTCGAGAGCATCGAATGGTAAACGTTCTGGGGTTTTCCATCAACCGCAGTAAGGCTTCGCCAGCGCCGCGTGTGGCGAGTGGCGTTCCCTCGGTCACGATCCTGCGTGGCGATGGTCAGTTGACGACCATCAAGGCCACGACAGAGGGCGGGGAGACGCAGCGCGCGGCTGGCACACGGGCGGTGGATATCCCCGGCACGGACGTAGGGTTGGCCTATGCAATGGCTGCCAGCGCGTGGGCTTATCGCTGCACCATCGTCCGATCTCAGGCGGTGTCGCGCATCAAGCGTCGGGTGGTCAGTAAAGCAACGGGCAAGGAGATCCCCGACCATCCCTTGATGGTCGCCATGCGTGACGTGTTCCGCTTTGCGCAGAGCGATTTGCTCTACGATTGGGAACTGGCGCTGTGCGTGTGGGGCGAGGCATACATCGAGAAGATTCGCAACGTCTTCAGTCTGGCGACGGGCCTGACCTGGCTAAATCCTGTTGCCATCGAGCCGTACATTTATGACGGATGGATCGCCTGGTACGACTATTCGGACACCTACGCCGGGCGGATACAGCGCTTCCGTCCCGACGAGGTGATCTATCACAAGTACCGCAATCCGCTGGACGATTATCGCGGCCTTGCCCCGATGACGGTGGCGCTCGACGCCGTGAATGTGGATCGCGCCATCCAGAAGGCAACCAAAGCCTGGTACATGAACGACTCGCGTCCGGACACGATTGGCACGCCCAAAACGCCGCTGACCGATGAGCAGTACGCCAAGCTGCTGGCGCGTATTCAGGAGCAGCTCAAGGGGCCACAGAATCGCGGGCGCACCTTCATTGCCTCGCAGCCGATGGACTGGACGCCGATCCAGCGCGAACCCGTGCCAGAGCAGCCCGAACTGGAAATGTCGGAGCGGCGCAAGATCGCGGCAGCGATTGGCGTGCCACTGTCGCTGGCCGGGGCCTGGGACGATGCGACCTATCAGAGTCTCCCGGAGCAGCGCCGCAGCCTGTATTACGAGACGATCTTCCCGGAATGCGATCTGCTGGCGGAGATCATCAACGTGACGGCGCTGCCATTTTTCGATTCGAGCGGGCAGACCCGCTTCGAGTTCGATCCCAGTGACGTGAAGGCGTCGCTCGACGATGGGCCGCAAAAGGCGACGATGGTTGCCACGCGCACCCAGAGCGGCAACATGACCATCAACGAGGGCCGGGCCGCCTTCAACCAACCGCCGCTGCCCGGCGGGGATGTACTGCTTATTCCGTCCGGCTACACGCCTGTCCCGGTTGATCAGCTTGGCAACATTCAAGCCCTGCTCCAGCAGCCCAAGCAGCAGCCGGTCGCGCCGTTCCAGGCCACGATTACGCCCGCCACACTGCCGGATGCTGCCTCCGACAAACCAAAGCAGCTTACGCCCTCGAATGAACTGGCAGCCTGGGAACGTTCAGCGCTCAACAACGGGCGCAACAAGGCGCTGCGGTTCGTCTGCTATAACACGCCATCGGTCTTGGTCGATCACATTCGCTCGCAGATCGCCGCCGCTAAGACGCTGGACAGGGACGCCATCAAGGACATCTTCACTCGTGCCACTGAGCGCCTGAGCGACATACCGCGTGTCGAGGACGAGAGCGGGGCAATCAAATCCTACGATGACACCCGCGCCGAATTCATCAGCAACCTGATCGATCTCATTCGTGGCGGCCTGAACGAGGACGTGTCGCGGCGCCGCTTTGGGACGGTCATGCGGGCGCAGTTGCGGCGGCTGGGGCAGATGGCCTACCAAGACGGCCTGCACGCTGGCGGCGTGAACGACCCGCTCGACGAAGACGATCTGTTCAAGGTGCAAAGCTGGATGCTCGGTCAGTCCGAATATGTCAGCCAGTTCGCCAACGAAGTCTTCAAGGAAGGCTTGAGTGAGACGGAGATCGAGAACCGGGCGATTGTGTGGGCCAACAAAGCCCTTGAGCCGATCTATCAGGAAGGGCTGTTGACCGCCGACAAGAACGGCATGTACCAGTGGAAGCTGGGCGCGACAGAGCAACACTGTAACGATTGCCAACGGCTGAATGGGCAGGTTCATCGCCTGAAGCAGTGGTACAGCAAGGGTTGGACGCCGAAGTCGGATCGGCTGGAATGCAGTGGATTTAATTGCGATTGTTCATTTGAAAGAACAACTGAGCCAGCGCGAGGACGCTTCTAATGACGAACGACAACCAGACCAGCACCAAGACTCTGGGCAACACGGGCGCAATGGTGGCGTTCTTCCCGCCTGTTGCACTGGCGGCTGCCTTGTTTGATCGCTGCATCACGTCCGTAGAAAACGCGGCGGCGCTGCAAGAACCCGACGATATGCACGTCACATTGGCCTACTTGGGCGACGCTGCACCGCTCGACGATCAGAAGTCCGCCCTGATCGAGGCGCTGCGCACATTTGCGCTCAACGAGCCACCGGTGGAAGGCAAGTTCAACGGCATCGGGCGATTCATGGATGCCGATCCCAATGCCTTCTACGCCAACTTCGACTCGCCTGCCCTGCCCGCTTTCCGGCAGCGGCTCCTCGATGCGCTCCAAACTGTCGGCATTACACCTGATCAGGCGCACGGTTTCACGCCGCACCTGACGCTGGCTTACATTCCGCTGGAGATCGTCACACCGCCGATTGTGATTGATCCCGTGCCATTCACGGTAGATCGCGTCACGCTGGCCTGGGGCGACGAGCGGTACGAATTGCCATTGTCCGCCCAACCGATGAAGTCGCTGGATCGGCCCATCGCCTTTGGCAGCGCGATCAAGTCGCTCGGCAACGGGCGGATAGGCGGCTACCTGGTGGCCTTCGGCGGCAAAGACCTCGAAGGCGATTACTTCACGCGGGACACGCAGTTCTGCCTGGACTGGTACCCAGAGCATCCGGCGCTCTACCATCACGGCTTCGACAAGACCCTCCAGGCAACCAAGATCGGCACGATTGACTCCATCAAGCTGGACGACGTGGGGCTGTGGGCTGAAGCCCAGCTTGATTTGCACAACCAGTACGTCATGGCGGTGCAGGAACTGGTTAATAAGGGCGTGTTGGGCTGGTCGAGCGGCGCGCTGCCGCAAGGCGTCCAACGCGATTACGACGGACGGATCAAGTGCTGGCCCATCATCGAAGGCAGCCTCACGCCCACACCAGCCGAATACCAACGCACACGTGTAACCACGCTCAAAGCGTATCTCGCCAGCCTGGAAGAGCCGGGAACGGCTAAAGCAGGCGACGTGGGACAGGACGCAGCGGGCGATACCCAACCAACCGACGACTCGAAACCAACCAACCGAACGAAGGGACATAAGACAATGGACGAGCAGATGATGGCAGCCCTGGTGCAGGCAGTCGCCGAAGCCCTGGGTGTTCAGCTTAACGAGCAAGAATTGGGCCAACTGGTGCAGCAGGTCACGCCGATCTATGCCCAGTATGAGCAGCAGGAAACCCCGGCAGAAGGCAAGGCCGAAGGCGAGCAGCCGCAGCCCGAAGACATGGCGCAGAAGGCGATCCATGATCCGGCGTTCTTGCAGCAGGTCGCGGCGGTAGTGCGCAACGTGCGCAAGCCCAGCCCTCTGGCGATCAAGGACGCAGTGAAGGCGACCATCGCCAGCACACCCGGTCAGAGCAAGGTGAACGGCTTCCAGGCTCCCGGCATGACGCGCGGATCGCGCATCAGCGTCAGCACCAAGTATGCCGACCTCGATCACGAGGACATGGCATATCTGGCGACCTTCATGAAGGGCATCGCCAAGGCAAACGGTGAGGTGTACCAGCCCACCACCGAATTCGTGCGCGAGATGGCCGATAAAGCCACCAAAGCCGTGACCTATGGCGCGCGGCTGCCCATGAACGCGGTCAAGGCGATCAACGCCATCAAGTCCAACGAACTGGACACCAGCACGCAGTCGGGCTATGGCGATGAGTGGGTTCCCGAACTGTGGCTCAACCAGCTCTGGGAACGCACCCGGTTGGACAACGTGGTTGTGCCACAGTTCGCCCAGATCAACATGCCATCCAATCCGTATGAACTGCCCATCGAGTCCACCGATCCGACGGTAGTCAAGGTTCCTGAAACCTCTGACGAGGCGCACCTGACCATTGCCGGTGCGGGCAACCCCATCCCCGACAGCAAGGTGGCAACCGCCAAAGTCACACTGACGGCGGACAAGCTGGCGCTGCGCGTTGGCTATTCGATGGAAGCCGACGAGGACAGCATCATCCCGTTCGCGGCGCAACTGCGCAAGCAGGGTCAGCGCGCCCTCGAAGATGCGCTTGACAACGTGTACCTGAACGGCGACAACACCGCGTCGGGCAACATCAACTATGATGGCGGCACGCCCGGCGGGACGGAAAAGTATTATGTCGGGTTCAAGGGCCTTATCTACACGGCTCTGATCAGCAACTCCGGCAACAACGCTATCGACATGGGCAATGCCGCGCCCACGCTGGCGCAAATCCGCGCCACCCGCGCCAAGCTGCTCGCTGCCTATGCGGCGCGCATCAGCGATCTGGTCATCTTCTGCGACTTCCCAACCCAGATGAAGCTGCTCAGTCTGCCGGAACTGCTGACCGTCGATAAGTACGGGGCGAACGCCACCGTGCTGACGGGCGAGATTGGCAAGATTGACAACATCCCGGTGTTGGTCACGAACGAAATGTCGCTGGCCTCCACCAACGGCAAGGTCAGCAGCACGGGTGGCAACAATACCCGCGGGCGGCTGCTTTTTGCCAGCAAGCCGCAGTTCTACGGCGGGTATCGCCGTCAGATCAAGGTCGTCACCGAATACCTGTCGTACTACGACAGCTATCAGATGACGGCAACGGTGCGTCCGGCGTTCATCAACAGGGATGTCTACTGCGCGAGCATTTTGTACAACATCGCCGTTTGATGCCGATCAGCGTCTAGCAGCAGCCAAATAATCCACACCCGCCCTTGTACGGGGCGGGTGTATCCAGAAAGGCACACAGTATGGGCAATAAACTTCTCGAACGGATCGCGGTGGACAAGTATGTCGTGCCGCTGGTCTTCCAGGCAACAAACATTGCGGATACGGCTGGCACAGCCAAAGCCGTTGAGCCGTCTAGCGACGAATATGTCATGCCCTATCCGGGCAGCGTCGTGGCGATCACGGCAGCGCTCAACGGCGCACTGTCCACCGGCACGCTGACCTTCCGCCCAACCATCAACGGGACGGCGGTTACAGCGTTCACCGCCACAGCTTTGAGCAGCAGCAAGCAGCGGACGGCAGACACCCAGCTTGCCGACAAAACCCGCTTCGCTGCCGGGGATCGGCTCGGCATCGACTGGACGAAGACCGGCACGATCTCGCCCACGACGCTCGATGCGACGGTCACGCTCTGGGTGCTGGTCGAACTGCCCGACCTATAAGGAGCCAGTCATGCGGCAAGTGCGTGTTTTGCACAACTATCAGGGAATGCCCTCGCAGAATCAGACGATTGTCGCTGACGACTATGCGCCAGACGACGAGCGGCTGTTCGGCCTGGCAGACTACCTGGTGGAGAACGGCCACGCGGAGTGGATCGGCGCGTTCCCGATTGAGGAAGCGCAGCCGATCCCGGAACGGCCTACCGCCATCAGCGACGCGGATACCGATCCGCCTGCGCCGACAGCCCAGCAGCCCGGACGGCGCAAGAAGGTGCAGTAGATGTACTACGCCAGCCTGGATATTCCGCGCGATGTGCTGCAAGCCCAGCGGGAGACCGTCAAGACCGCGCCGGGCAAGATGGGCGATTACATGGTCAATGTGGTCAAGCCAGAGGTGCAGTCGCTTGTCCAGGCAGAACTTGCGCCTTATCCCGGTGAGGCGGTGCATCCCTTCGCGTTTGCCACTGCCAAGAGCCGCCGCTGGTACTTTGCGAATCGCGTCCCCAAGGGCAGTAAGCAGGGGCGCTATCCGCGCACAGGCGACCTGGCGCAAGAGTGGGTTGTCGAAGTGGATCGCCGCCGGAACGAGGGGTTCATGAGTGTGCGTAATACCGATCCGGCAGCGATCTATGTCTTCGGCGCGCGGCAGGTTCCCGGCCATGCGCGTACTGGCTGGGGCCGAGACTTCCCACAGAAAATCGCGCTGATCAGCGACACCGCCACCGATCTGATCATCGATGGCTGGTATGGCATTGTGAGTGGAGAGCTATGAATCGCTACGCAACGCTCGACCAGGCAAAGACGGAAGCCCGCATGAAGGACGGGTTCGAGGGGGCAGACGACAATGCCCTCGCCTACCTGAACCGCGCGCTCTACTTTGTGTCGGCCCGGATCGACCAGGAGACCAACTACACCTTCTGGCCGGACATCCGCACCGAATACTACGATGCCAAAGGTCCGCACATCATCGACGCGCGGCTGATGGAACTGACCAAGATGCCGTTTTTGAGCATCACCAGCCTCACGAACGGGCTGGGCGAAACGCTGGTTGCTGGTGCGGACTACTACCCGTGGCCGCTCGGGAGTCAGCCGATCACCGCCCTGCGGCTGATTGCTGGCACTGGGCGTACCTGGGCGCAGTACAACGACGACTGGCGCGATGCCATCGCGGTAACGGGGATCGCCGGATATCACGAGCGCTATAGCGAGGCGTGGATCGCCAGCGGCGACAGTGTGCAGGATGATCCGCAAATCTCCAGCACCGAGACGTACATCACCGTCACGGACGTGGACGCGGCAGACGCCTACGGTTGGACGCCGCGCTTCAGCCCCGGCAACCTGATTCGCCTGGGGGCCGAGTTTTGTGAAGTGCTGGAGGCGAACGTCAGCACCGATACCCTGACCGTGCGACGTGGTGTGAACGGATCGACGGCAGCAGCCCACGCCAAAGATACAGCTATCGACGTGTTTCAGGTCGAACCCAACATCCAGCGCGCAGCGCTGCGTTGGGTTGGCTATCTGCTTCAGCGACGTGGGGCGTATGAGCAGACCAGCTTTGATGGGATCGCTACCGTAACCTTCCCGCCGGATGCGCCGGGCGAGGTGAAGGCCATTCTCGATCAGTACCGCAAGGTGCGGTGGAGCGTGATCTGATGGCAGACGAAATCGATCTGGACGACCTGATCAAGCGCGTGGTGGCGATGGAGGAGGAGGCCCTCGGCATCCGAGCGTTGGATGTGCTGGCCGACAAACTCGACCAAACGCCCTACATGACGAATGGCCTGGGCGAATTCACCTACGACACCAACAGCGAGGATATGCAGGCCGACATCTACGTCGTGCGGATGCGCCTGATCGTCGGTCATGTGACCGAGGGTTACAAGGGTCAGACCGAGCGTGTGCTGCGTAAACACATCCCCGTGCTGCGGGCGTTCTTCGCCGCGAATGTGGGTCTCACAGCAACCAAATTCCCCGAACCCCCTGACTATCTCTCCCAGATGGGCGCGACGCTGGTTGGGGGAACCGGCACTAGTTATTTCCAAGAGCCCGGATTGCCTATCCAAGTAGGTACAGAGTTCCGGCTACGAGTCCCGGTAGACGCAGACATCGAATTCGATGAGAGGTGGTAAATGGCAAAAGTCAATACGAAGAAACTATTGGTTGGCGGCTTCCGCATCTGCTGGGTTGCCTTCCCGGACGCCGCTGGGTACATCATGGGGACAGCCACGCCGACTCCTGGCGCAACAGGCGCATCGGCCTACGAGCTGGACGGCGTGAAGACGGCCAACGTCAGCGTGAAAGTGCCAGACATTATCAACTTCACCGGTAAAGACATTGCGCTCGGCGCGATAATCTTCCCACCGGCTGAAGTGCCGGGCTTCGACATGGAAACGGCCATGCGTGATATGACCTTTGACGGTTATGCGCAAGGCACAACTCCTGTCGATTACGGCAGCATCACGATCACGACGACCCAGCCAACCGACCCCGATTACCCGGATATGATGCTGATGTTCCAGCGCCGGGCCAAGAGCCAGGACAGCGGCTCGAAAGGTGGCAAGCTGTACGAGGGCTGGATCGCCCCCAAAGCGACCATCATCCCGCTGGACTCAGATGGGTACAAGGAACGGCAGGCGAGCAACTTCAAGTACCAGGTTATCGCCAATGTGGCTGACGTGCTGCCCTGGGGCGAGCTGGTCGCCGATACAGCACTTGGCACGGAGAGCGCGCCCATCTTCCCCCTGAGCAGTAACTATATCCTGCGGCCTATCAGTTTCATCGGCGATGGCACGGTCACCGACTTCACGATCCCCTGGACGCCGCCCACCAGCGACGTGGATGAGGCGATTGTGGCGAAGGATGGCGTAGTGCTAACCAGCGGCGTGACGATCAACACCAGCACCAAGAAGCTGATCTTCAGCACCGCCCCGGCGAACAATGCAAAGATCGTGGCCTTCCTGCCGTACCTGGCATAGGTCATGAAACGGAAAGTTAAGGAGATCAGTTCAGTGCTGACACCACGAACGGACACCGTTGAAATTCTGCCGGGCATCACTGCGGTGATTGTCCGCGCCACAAACCGGGATCGGCTCGTCCGATCCCGCATCTACGCCCTGCTGGATACCGAAGACGCCGACCTAGCGACCCAGCTACGGCTCGAAGAATACTCGCAGCAGGTCGCCTTCACACGATCCATCGACCTACCCGACGAGCTGGGCTACAAGCTGCCTGCACCCAATGCCGACAAGAACGAACTGCGTGCCAACTTCGAGGCGTGGCTCGATCTCGATGGCGCGCTGACCTTTGCGTGGATCAAGGCTATCGAAGCCTTGCAGTCCCGCCCGCTGATCGCGCCTCCGGCTGAAAAAAAAGAGGCGTAGACGCAGGGGTAGCCTGGGAGAAGTATTGGGACGCCGAGGCGGAGTGGACAGACGCGATCCGTAAGATCGTCAACTCCGCCGGTGAACCAACGGAACCGGGGCGGCTCGTGCTGTTCCACGCCGTTGCTGACGTGATCGAGTGTGGACAGATGTTTACCAAGTGGAAGATTTTGCCTGAAGCGGGCGGTTGGATTGACCAATCGGTTGAGTGGCGATCCGATCTGTTGACCTTTATCAGCCATGTTGCATGGGAAGGTCGCAATCAGAGCGACGACGATGATGACGCAGGATTCTAAACGGTGCAGAGTGACGTATGGCTAACGAACGCGAGACAAACGTAAAGCTGAAATATACCATCGATGAGGCGGCACTCAAGCGTGTCGATAAAGCCAACGCCGATCTCGATGCGCGCCTGGCGTCGCTCAGTAAATCAACTGCCGCGATTGGTGACGCAGCATCCCAGAGTGGTGAGGCGCTGCGCACGGCCTTCGCCGATGGCGAGAAGTCAGCCAGCAAGTTAACCCAACGGCTGACCGAGGCGAAACGAAAAGCGGACGAATTATCGCGCACCAAATCTAACAAGGTCAGCAGCTTCGACTCGCTGCGTGACGATCTGTTGGGTGGGGGGGGCGGATCGCGCTCTGGCTTGGGGGCCGAGCAGCTCAAGCGCACTGGTGGCGCACTGTCCGCACTGGGCGGGGGTGATATTGGTGGGGCTGTATCCCGTCTGGGCGACTTGCAGGAACTCCAAAAGGAATTCACTGAAATCGGGAGTTCACTGACGGGATTACCGGGCATTCTCGGCAAAGTTGCCTCTCAAGGGAGCGCGCTGGCTGCACCACTCGGCGGAACTGCCGCAGGCTTCGGCGCAATCCTGGCGGTGGCTGGCCCGCTGGCGCTTGCTGTTGGAATTGTTGCGCTGGGCGTTGACAACCTCAACAAGCAGCTTGAGGGCAGTAAAGAGGCGGTTGCGTCGGCGATTTCCAGCGTCAACGCCTATTACACAGCCATCGACACTGGCACAACCGAGAGCCTGAAGAAGCAGCTTGAAGCGCTCAAAAAGCGCCAGGCCGACGAGCAAGCCCAACTCGATCTGTACCAGAACGCCCGCGCCAATGCCTTCAAGCGCGAACAGGAAGCGCGCGGCGACGCCACTGCTCGGCTGCTCTTTTCGATTGGTGAAGGGCAGGGCGTCTTTAAGGACATTGACGACCAGATCGCCAAACTCAAGAAATCGACGCTCGATAGCGCCGGGCAGATCGCCGGGCTGGAACGCGCGTTAGGGTCGAGCGCGGTGGCAACTAACGACGCGAAGGAAGCCGAGGCCAGACTCGCCGAAGCGCGCGTGAAATCTGCCGAACAGGGCGTGCAGCGTGAGATCGAATTCACCCAGCTTCGTCGCAAGGGGACAGCCGACGAGGTGCAGGCGCGCATTGACAGCTTGAACGACGAAAAAGCCGCCAAGCAGAAGGCGATCACTGAACTCCAGGCGGACGCCGACAAAGACCCATTGGGGCCAGCCGCCAAGAAGATTCAGGAGTTCAAAGACCGGATCAAGGATATCGACAGCCAGATACCGGAACTGGCGGGCAGTGTTCTCGCGCAGGCCAAAGCCAACGACGAACAGAAGAAGGCTGCCGAGGGAGCCAAGCAGGCGGCAGCGGATTACAGCCAATCGCTGGAGCGCACCGACGAGCTTACCCAGCGTGCCGCACGGGCGCAGCGCGACTTCAACGACGAGACGGCCCGAATTGCTCGTGATCGGGCGCGCGGCGATCTGCGAGAATCCCAGGACACGGCCCGCCGCAATGCACGCGAAGGCCGCGCCCTGGCCCTGTCCGAGCGGCGTGAGGCCGAAGATATTACGCGGGATCGGGCGAAGCGCCTCGCCGCCATCCTGAAAGAATCCGATCAGTCTGAGGTCGAAGCCAGACAGCAGGACGCGAAGGATGCTGCCAAGTTCCGGCTCGATCAACAGCGGGCCACTGCCGATCACTTCGACAAGCTGGCCGATATTGAACGCAACCGGCTGGACGCCGTATTTGATGCCGCAACCAATCTGGACGCGACAGCCGTCTTCCGTGCGCAGCGCGACGCCCTGCGGGCCACGCAGAGCGAAGACCGCGACTTCGGCAAGAACCAGAGCCGCGCAGCCGAAGACGAGCAGCAGCGCGAACAGGAAGCTGCCCAGCAGCGGGCGGTTGAGCGCGAGAACCGGCTGAAAGCGTTCCAGGAGCAGCTTGCCGATGAAGACGCGGAGCGCGCGATTGCTCAGGCCCGCCGCGCCGAAGACCGAGCCATCAAGGTTCAGGAAGACACCGAGGATCGGGCCATCGCTAAAGCCCGCCGCGCCGAAGATCGCGCCATTCAGGATGCTGATCGGAAAGCGTCGCGGGATAAGCAAATCGCCGACGAACAGGAAGCGCTCAAAAAAGAGGCGGACTTCCGCAAGAAGACACTGGCGGCAGCCGCCAAAGACGAGGAGGCGTTCTGGAAGGGCTTTGCTGCCGATGCGACAACGGCACTGGACTCAGCCCGGCAAGCCCTCGCCCGATTTAAGAATGACGCCGCCAGTGCTGGGGGGTCGTCTGCACCGTCTGGCGGGTCTACTGGTAGTGGTGGCGGGTCTCGCACGACGGTTGTGCGGACGGTCACGGTCAAAACCAGCACACAGACGCAGCGCCGCAATCTGCTGGACGGGTTTGCCGAGGGTGGCGATCCGCCGCTGGGTCGCCCGGTGATGGTTGGTGAACTTGGCGCTGAAGCGGTGGTCTTCAAAGACCCTGCCCGTGTGATCTCAGCCGATCAGACGCGCCAAGCGCTCAGTTCTTTCGGAGGTCAGAGGGGAGGCAACCGATCCGTCCAGATCGGGACGTTGAGCATCCCTGTGACGCTTCAAGGTGGTGCGGGCAGCATCACCCTAGCCCAGATTCAGCAGGCGGTTGTGGACGCGATCTACGAGGCCATTCCTGAAACGATTGGAGGGGTCGGCTAATGGCAGCGCCAACCTATACGGCGGTCTACGCAGGTATCGCCGCAAACTCCGGCGATCTGGTCGCGCTCGACCCTATCCCGCATACCGTCGTTGGGCCGATTGAACAGGAAACGGTGACGGCGATCTCCGGCACGATGACCTACCAGGGCCGCCCCACATTTGAGTTCTATTGGAAAGCCAAGAAACTGTCGGTCTGGTATGCCGAGATAAACGCTTACTTTCCGAACAACGAAGCCAACATCGACTTCTCCTGGTCGGCCCGCGACGAGAAGACGGGTGTGTGGCACTCATATGTAGGAAAGCTCAAACAACCAGAATGGAACAAGGAAGCGGCCCGCAAGCTAGGCCGCGTGGAAGACGCGAAGTGGATTCTCACCGTGACACAGGTGCTTGAATAATGCCCGTATTCTCTGATCTCACGACCTGGCGCAAGCGCTACGCCGTAGACGGCTGGCTATTCATCCTCAAGCCGAGGATTGTTCTGGCTTGCCAGGTTGATTTACCCGGTGGTGTGGCAACCTACCCGATTACGTCCGTCAACATCAAGAACGTCACGGACGGCGACATTGCCGATGTCAAACCCGGCATGACGATTGCCTTTGGCAGCGCGGCAGGACGGCAGGATTTTGGTCGCCAGCGGGTACGCAGCGTGAGCGACCCGACGATCACCATCGGCTGGTCAAGCCCTGGCTATGAGATTGGCGCAGTAACTATCGAAGACGATGCCTACATTACCGTCTACGAGCTATATGAGGCGTGGATGAAGCCGCCGTATATCGACAAATCGAGCGGCAATATGTTTAAGGACAAGGACATCACGCTCGGCACAAATGGCACGCAGCCCCCGCCGATCTGCAACTCCGGTCCCGGCTTCTTCATTCGCGGCGCACGTGGTGGGTATGCCAATAACGATGTTTACAGCGTCACCTTCAACGGCAGCCTGTCCATTGCCGTCGATCCCGATGCCAGCATTGACAGTCATGATTGGAACTTCGGCCCCAGCGCCAGCCCGACCACCTCTACCGACGCTAATCCAACGGTAGATATGCCCTACGGCTTCACCTATGTTTACCATGAGGTGACAGACACCAACGGCAACACGGCCTATCAGCATATTCCGGTTTTCATCGGCGATCAGGACGAAACTGCGCAGCGAGGCCGCCTCTCATTCTTTGAAGGCTTCCGTATCAGCCAGCGCAGCCTGAAGCCGGAAGGGCAGACCTTTGCCGTCGAGATGTACGAGGACGTGGACTGGAACGACTTCCCGGATGGCACGCTCGTTGCCTACATCGAAGAGGAATATTACGACGAGGTGCAGGGGTCACTCGCCGGGCCGACAGATCGGGAGCATATCAAGTTCATCGGCTGGATGGACAACGAGAGTCTGCGGCTGCTCGGCAGGCCGCCCAGCACCTATGAGAGCCGCGCCACTTTCAACTGCGTAGACATTGGCGGGCGCATGATGAAACTGCCGGGCTTCCCGCAGGAACTCCACCGCAAGGCGTCGCCGTCCAACTGGCTCGAAGCCGACAATCCGAACCTGCACTGGTGGCTGCACTATCTTCTGCACTGGCACAGCACGGTGCTGGAGGTCGCTGACTATCGTCCGGATCAGTCGATTGTCTCCAACTATCCGTTCAGCACACTCGGCAGCGGTGGGGCCAACCTGTATGACCAGGTGGACGAGCGCGCCAAAGCGGTCAACTCGCGCCTGACCTGTGACAGCCGGGGAACGCTGCGCGTGGTTGGCGATCCCGGCATCCAGATCACGTATGCTCAGGCCACCACTATCGCGGCCTTTGCAGGTGTGCCGTACCGCACCCAGACCGAGATCATGACCATCGGGCCGGACGATCACAGCGAATTCCAGGTGAACCTCACCCGTCCGCCCAAGTACCACTGGTTCAAGGGATCGGCCCTAGAGACCAACCGCAACGAATTCGGCACGGGCAATATCCGCACCCGCTTCTGCATCTCGCCCGGTCCTGCGCCGGGCCAGGGGGCAATCGCCGCCGAGCGGACGCAGCGCCTCGTCATCAACGTTGAAGAGCTGCTCTATACGCACGGGCATGAATACGCGATGCGCTACAACCCGCCGCATGGGCCGGTCACGCTGACGCTGACCCATCCCGGGGATTGCGGACTGGAACCTGCTTTTATGGAGTGGGTCGTTATCGATACTGATACCGACAAATTCCATCGTCCGCTGCCATTCGACAGCCGCAAGTACCTGATTAAACAGGCGGACTACATCTACAACCATGAATCCCATACCCGCCAGGTGAACCTGACCCTGGAACGCGAAGTGCTGGGCCAGCCTGCTACCGAGATCATCTACGAAGACAACGAGATGGGGCTAACCATTTATGAACGCCCGGACGAGGGTGATGTTTACGTGATCACCGAGGAACAAGAAGAAAATTGCACGACCTTCGATTACCGGCTGCCTGCTCGCGTCCTGGTCTATGCAGGCTCCTACAAGTTCTTCCGCTGCCGCAACTTCAACACGCCTGATCCGGCTGACCGCACCTG